CGGCGTCAAAAGGACTGCGTGCGAAACTTCGAGCCACTGCATACTGCGCTCGTACACGCTCTCAATCGGTTCACCGAAGATCGGTAGACCCGCCGCTGCCGCTGCGATGTATCGCAGGCAATCCTCCCACGGCACGAACGGCGAGTGCCCGGCGCGCTGGACCTCTAGCGCCTGTCGAATCCCCCTGCCAACATTTTGCAATGACCCGCGCGTTGTGTTTGCACTGTACGCGCCCGCAACGTAGATGCGCTTCATGTCACCTCCTCGACCGTGACGGTCACTCCAACCCCTTCGCCGTCCGCGGCGAATCTCTTAAGCGCGCTTACGCACACAACCTGCGCATCGTCTTTGTAGATCAGCCCGTTCATCGCGTCACAGATAATCTTAACTATATTGTCAAGGTCCGGTCGCCACGGAAAGCCCTTGGAGGACTTCTTTGGCAACGCGAATAGAGCAACAAGCGTCAGCTTGACGGCTCCCCGCATCGGACTCCTACCCCCCGTCGCCCGCAGCGCCAAGGTCGAAACCTTGCCTTCATACTGCCGGGTGTCGGCTGGCGTGTGAACGCGACCCCAACCAAAACGCGGACGACCTTTGCCTTTCGGACGCCCCGGGACGAAGAAGGTAGCGACGTTGGCTTTCATTCCGTCGTCCTCCAAATCCAGACCAGCACCGCGAAGCACCCAGCGGAGACGAGCAGCATCAGCAGCCCAGCGGCGATCTCCTTCATCCCGCAAGCTCCTTCGCCTTCGTGACGGCAGCCTGGAGGGCCATTTCCACGCGCTCCTTGTTCGTGTAAATGCCATCGACGCCCTTCCGCAGTTGCCGAGAAAGGTCTTTGTCTGCCGCCTCCACACACTCCTCCCCCGTCAACGCGGCGAGGATGCGCTTGTGAGGACAGCCAGGCGCGTCCGGGCACTTATCCTCACCGAGTTCCGCGAGCCGTTCAAGTGCCGCAGCGTAAGCGCAACACATGCCATCCGCGTTGCGCTTCAACTCATCCCGCTCGCGCTGCAAGGCTTCGGCGCGCTTTGTCGCCAAATAAGTCTGCTCAATACTGTCGTATAGCTCGCGGTCAGTCTTCTCAATCCGCTTCTGCGCCTCGGCAAGCTGGGTGCGGAGCGCCTCAATTTCTCTGGCCGCGAGATGGCCGCCTTCCCTCTTTGGAAACATCGGGGACAGCCATTCGTTCAGTATGTCCTCGGGCGCTCTAATGCCCATGGCTGCCTCTTCCAGCCCCGTCGTCGGGTCTTTGTGGTTCTCTTCGTTAGTTCGCACAGTTTACCACCTCCCCATCACGCGGGCCACCGTGCAACCGAATGTAGCCGGGCCAGGGCCGGATAAGTTTCTTGTCGGCAGTGGTCCACCAGTCTCCGTCGGCCGAATACCAGTAATCTTCGCCGCGATTTCTAACGCAGTAGTGGTCCTTGAATCTCCCGCCCTTGCACCACTTGGCGTTCTTGACCTCCTTACTCATCCCTCACCTCCCGATTCCGTAACTATTCGCGACAGAGCCCCGATGCCGCGGACTGTTATCTTGCCGAAAGTTTTCCCCACGTCAAAAATGCCGAAGTCGCATACGTCGCGTACAGCGTTGCGCATGGAGTCAATAGTTTCTGTCGCCTCATCGAGAAGGTTCAGCATCTCGCCGGACTCAAGCCGCCAGAACGCGTTACTGTCGTCTTGCGATGCCTTGATGTACTCGGCTAAGTCCATCACTCCCCTCCCAGCAGGTCGCTGATTGCGGCTTTGGACAAAAGACGGTAACACTGCATTACCCCGTTCCCATGCTCCCGCCAATCATCAACACTAGACGAATGGGCAGCTAAGTGCATCGCCCTCGCTACCCGCTCCACAAGCGCATCGTCGAGAGAAATGAGGCGGGCGGAGTCGGCTGTGTAGCTGAAGCTGTCCGCTCGCAAAGCGCGCCGGATTTGCTCCAGCCATTCGTTGCTGTCCCATGACTCCGGTACTTCCAACCACACGCCGCACCGCTTCTCGTCACGGGGTGTCATGGTCGTCCTCCGCCTGCAACGTGAGGCTCCCGGCGTCGTGCATGGTCGGGGGCGGCAACAGTTCTAGCGCCTCACCAAAGTCCCGCTTAATTTCAGCACAAGCCTTCTCGTCAGAAAGGCACGCCGACATCCAAGGGCCAGCTACGTCAGCTATTCGCTGTAGCCTGTTGCGCAACGCGCGCATTGCTCCCCAAGGCTCCACTCCGTCGTTTCCTATCTGCCCCATCCCTCAACCCTCCTCCAGCGCGGCGGTGATTTTGTCCCAAATGACAGCGCGGTCTACGACGTATATTTCTTCGTTGGCATTAAACACCATTCGCGTTTCTGCGTTCAACACGCTCCGCAGCGCCTTCCGCATCTGCTCCGGCGTTGCCTCATCGAGCATCTTCAGCGGGTCAGTCATCGTCGGCCTCCTTTAGCGATTAGGGGGCGGTGCCAACTGTCGCGCCCCGGACACTCCCACTTCCAGCGGAACGCGCCACAGTTCGTACACCACTCTATCTGCGCGCCGTGCAGGGAATCATCTAAATCTTCCTCATTGGCTATCACAACGCGCAGCTTATGCCGACACGCCTTCAACTCAGCCTTTGGCATTGGGGGGCTCCTTTTCCCAGAACCCAACAAAGAACTCTGTTGGCGTCTTTGTGCCGTCTCTCAGCACCTTCACAATAGACGTTGACCTGTGAAAGCCAACCACCGTGCCCCTGTCGCGTGGAGGCTTGCCAAGGCAGCAGAACCGAAACGCCCTGCGGCCTCTCCTTGTCAGTCGCACTCTGTCACCACGAGCAAACTTCATGCAGGCTGGCAAACTCATCTATTCCCCCTTGTCCACGCGGCGGTAGCAAATCGGCCCTCGGCAACGCCCTCACCGCCCGGCCGTGTCATCTCGCCCTCTCCCCAATCTCCAGCGCCACCAGCACGCCCACCCACAGCCCCAGCCAGAAGCTCACTGTAGCCTCCTGTCCTTGCCCGGCAACTCCAAGTACGCCATGCCCCCAAGCCGCGAAGCGAGGCGCGGGTCCGAGTCATGCAGTTCCCCCAGCGTCAGGTTGCTTGTAACAACCGTTGGCAAGCAAGCGTTTATGCGTCCGCTCACGAGAACGTACAAGCTCTGGCCGGTCCAGTCGGTTGCCTTCTCGGCTCCCAGGTCGTCCAGCACAAGGAACGGAAGCTTAAGGTATTCCCGGACGACCCGCTCCTCGGTTTCTGCGGCGTCACGTCGAAACGTGCCACGCAATCTCATCAAAAACTCGGGCACCGTGGTCCACTTACCGCAAGCCGAGGGATAGTAGTGTTGTCCTGTCCGCTCCCCTTCGATCAGCGCGCCTTCCAGCCACGCCGCCAGCATGGCCGCCGCCAGATGTGTCTTGCCGCAGCCGACGGCTCCGGTGATAAACAAACCGCTGCGCCCCGCCGCAGTGGGGTACGAGCCATCGAAGTCCGAGAGTCGTGCGTTGATGTATAGACGCGGCACGTTTTCGTTCTGCATGTGCACCCACATGTCACGATTCACCCGCCTGGCAAAGACGTTCAACGCTTCCTCGCGCCTCTTGGCTCGCTCGCACGCCTCGGCAGCGGACCTCCGCTCGCGCTCCTTCACGCAAGATGGGTTCGCGCACGGCTTGAACAGCTTCATACTCAGGGCGCCGGGATACCCTTCGCGCTGACCGCCGCAAATCTCGCACTTACCGGCCACCGAACTTCTCCGCGCTTCCTGCGTTTTTGAAGCTTCGCCCCGCTTTGCCACTGCCACCCTCCTTTTCAGGCAGTCCGTTGACGTACTCGCTCCACCATCCTCGCGTTCCGAAGAAGGTTGCGGCGTGCTTGATGTACTGAGCGTCTGTTCCGAGTCGCCTCATGTGTTCTGAGTAGTTCTGGGCAGCCAGTACGAGGTTCGGGTGGTTTTTCTTTGGGTGCTGCCGACACACGCCGAAGGCTGCTTGTTTCCCGACGCAGCGAGGATATGCTTCCCAGATTTTCTCAAACCACTCGGGGTATTTTGAAATTTTCCCCACGGCAAAAGGTTTCCCTTGTGGCGAGTTTTTCCTTGGAGCCGAGTTGGAACGCATGACGGGGGCAAGGCTTACAAATGTGTACTTTGTGGCGTTTTTGGTGTTCACAATGCCAAGGTCGCGCAGCCTGTAGAGCCTGTCGCGCGCGATGGTCGAGTTGAGATGAAGCGCCTTGCCAACAATAAAGCGCCCGAAGTTCAGGCAACCCTTGTCGTCGGCAATGGCCGCGAAGTAGACCAGCATCAACGCCAAGTCCTCCTTGTGCCGCTCGCCACTCAGCCTCGCCCACACCTTCAGCCAGTCGATCACTGCCGCGTCTCGTTGCGCCGGGGGGTGGAACCGCCCTTACCAGCACAGTTCCGCGAGGGGGGATGCTCGCGTGCCCCCCGGCGTCGTTTTTCCAGCCATTTGCCGTACTGGATGATGTTGTCGATGAGGCGTTCTGCCGCTTTGTTACCTGCCGCCCGCAGCGCTTTCGCTGTTGCCTTCCTGTCCGGCAAACACGGCCCCACATAGGACACCGAGGCGTACTCGATGAAATCCCAGCGCGCGCGCAATTCGTAGCCGGGGAAGGCGCCCCTCGTAACATCGAACCACCGGATCAGGTGTCCGTATTTCTTTTTCAGCGATCGCAAGGCCGCTTTCATGGGATCGTAAGGCGCCCTCTTCTTCTTGAAGATGCGCTCGTAGTTCTTGGCGTAGGAACCCGGAATCGCCTCCGGTCTCATTTTCGATCCCTTCCCCATCAGAACAACCTCTGCTGCCCCTCGGAAAACTTGCGCCCGCGCTTCTTTCTCGGAACCTTGTACGGTTGGCCTCCGGGAATCAGTTTCGTGTGTCCCTTCGGGCACGTCATGTACCTGCGATGAACGCCTCTGGGTGGCTTGACGCGCACAAGCCATTCGCCGCACACGGGACAGCGGTACGGTTCTTGGTTCGCGCGGTCGTGCTTTCGCCGCTCCGCTTCACTGGCCCACTGCGCGTAAGCGTCCGCGCAAGCCTTTGCTTCGGCGGGTGTCATTTCGGATTTCAACGGCGCGCTCATTCTTCGCGCTCCTCTTCCGCAATGCGCGCCAGCCAGTCCTGAGCTTCCATGCCCTGCCGCACATGTCGCAGCCTGCGGATCGTCGCGTTCGGGCAGTCTGCCGTGATTTCTGGATGCAACTGCACCTGCGAGTCGCCCGTCGGGTTGTACGAGTTGTACTCCCGCGCGTACCCGTGACGGCGTTCTGCCTCTACCTTGCGAGCGCACTCCCGGTGGTAGACTCGGTTCGGTGCTGAGTCGCGCGGAAGCACCTTGCCGCAGCGTTCGCATTTCTTCCGCTTCGCCATTAGAACGGGATGTCCTCCGCTCCGGTCTCAAAGGTCTCGTCGCTGTCCTCGACGCTCTGCTTCTGGCCCGACGCCGCACCCTTCAGAAGCTCAGCGACCTGCTTCAGCTTCTCGGGCGTCGGCTTCGTCTTGTCGGTGCGCGTGTCCCTGCCGAAGAAGCCAATCTTGACGCGTACATGACCGCCGTAGCTGTCCTCCTTCAGGTTCACGATAACCTTGTTGCCGGACAGGCGACCACCATTCAGCGCGTCCTCCAGAGCGTTCACGATATCCGCGACCGGCGTGTCCTTGTCGCCCACGTCCACGCCAATAGCCTTGACCTGCGCACGCGCCCTGTACGCGGCCTTCTCCGTGAACCAGATGTCGCCGTAAACGTGCTGCTCCTTGTTCTCCTCATCCAGCACGGAGCATTTCACGTTCAGCCCGAGCGTTTTCTTCTTCTTGCTGCTTCTCCAGCGGCAACCAAGAATCACCGCCTCCTGCTCTCCTAAGACCAATCCCATTCTACGCCTCCTCTCTCGACATCATCTCTGCGTGACGCTTCGCCCCACTCTGCGTACGATGCCCGTACTGGCACCGGAACATCCAGCGCAGGACGCGCGGAATCTTGTTCGCCTCCCGAATGAAGATGTCCTCGGCCCGGCGCTCCGCGTCCGCGCGGATAGCCTCGATTTCCGCCTCGGTGATGCGGCGCGCGATCTGCTTGGCGCGACGTTGGGCTTTCTGGCGCAGCTTCTTACCGTTCATTTCTTCGCCCCCTTCGCTGCCAGCACGTCCCGCAGCACGGCCAGCCCGTCTGCAAGTTCTGACGACGACTTGAGTTCCATCTTCTTCCAAGCGCGCGTCCCGAAGCACTCCTTGAGAAGGTCCGTCTTGACCTTCTTGTCCGCGGCCCCCTGCCCCGGGATGGCGCTCGTGAACTCGCCCTTGATTTCCTCCAGCAAAACGGTGCGCCGCGTCCGCTCGCGGTCATGTTCGCGCTGGCCGTTCTCGTCCAGCCCCATATTCGTTTCCTTTTGCATGTCGATGGTCGTGTGTCCGCCCGGCTGAAGCTTCTGAAGGTGGGGACCGAAGAATTCCGGTGTCGGATCCACGGCCTGCGCTCCGGTCATCACACCGAAGCGATCTTTCAGCACAGTCGCGCGGTGCGTGACGGCCCAAGAACCATCGGGCTTCTGCTTCTGAACCTGGGTCATCTCGACCAGCAAGGACGGTTCAAAACCGAACTCTCCCTCGGTTTTCATCTTCACGCCGTCCTTGCGGAGTTCCTTGTGCGTGTGCCCCAGCGCGTCCTCCTCCTCCTCGAACACCCAGTTGAACCCCGCGCGCCCGCAGATGTTGATGTGCAGCGGAGCGTTCAGGTAGAAGTCCGGCCACGCGGCCCACATGTCCTTGATGGCGGCCCAGTCCTGAAACTCCAGCCGCTTCCGTGGGGGTAGCGGGGGCTTGCGTGCTGCCCGCGCGCGATTCACTTGCGCAAGATAGGACTTGCACAACTCGCGCCACGGGTGCGTAATGCTGTCCACCATTACCACGCTGGCCTGTCCCAAGGCGGCTTCCCCGAACTCAACAAGGTCGCTGAACGCGCGGCTCTGCACGACCAGCGGCTTTGTCCCGGTCAGGCCGTTGATGAGGTCGTTCAGATAGCCGGCTCCCGCCTCCGTGTCGTAGATGGCGATTGGCTTCTTGAGTTTGAATATTTTGCGGACGTGACACGCGAGCAGGGCCGCGGTCCACGACTTCCCTCCGCCCGCGAAGCCCAAGAACCCCGCCTTCAAGAACCCCGGACCCGATCCCAGCGGCTTAAGCTCCATTCTGTCTCTCCTTCCACTTGGCCTCATGTTCTCGTGCGCGTCGCCTGTCCTCCACCTCTCGCGCCTCTCGCATTTTCTGGCGGTTGTCCTCCCACCGCTCGATTTCGGGCGCGCGTCGCACAATTCGTATGCGCTTGCCCCGCAACCATTTTCCGCAACGAGGGCATTTTAGCGTTCCTTTCCTGACCGTCACGCACTTGAAGCAACTCTGGCACACTCGCCATGTGTTCGCACTCACTCCTCGCGCTCCCTTTCCTCGGTGGTAGCGAGAGCGCGCAACGACTCCTCGGCTTGCGTCCAATCGAAAAACGAGATTCGGTCGCCTTTGTGAACGGCCACGAACGGGGCCATGCGCCTCTCTTCGCTTTGCTGGAAGAAGCGCGAGGCGTGACACACGAAACCCTCCATGTCGTGCCACGCATCACCGGGGTCCACGAAGGCGGATATCGGCCGGTGATAGGCAAGCAAGTCTAGTTCGTCGCACAGGTCGAAAACCCGCTTGCAACCGGGGCACTTGTCGGCCTCATACACATAGATGCGGTCAGGCATCCTTCACCTTCCTCAAAGCGTCGGCGATGAGCTCACAAAACAACACCCGCGCATAGATACGGTTCTCGGTGGACTCATCCTCCTGCTCTTGGTACAGGAGATCAAACATGGTAGCCTTCAGGTGCAACCATTTCTGGTACATCCCTCGCTGGGCGAACCGCATCCCAAGCTTTGGCAACAGCGAGCATGCGGCGGCGGGGTCGGATTCGTAGTGGGGTGCGCAACCGCCTTCTAGCATCCAGAGTTCATCGGGCGGATTTTGTGGGTCGTCGGCACGCAGGCACGGCTTGTCCGCAAACTCCGCCAGTATTCTGCGCGTCTCTAGGTCAATCACAGTTCGCCCTCCCTGACAAGCTCATATGCCTTCTCGCGCCGGTACTCCTCCAACCTGTCGTGGGTGCCCCGGATGTCGTGATGCAATAGCTCCTCCAGCAGAACGTCTATCACTGCGTCCCGAAGCTCTTGCCACTCCTCGGCTGTTTTCAGCCCAGCCAGCAGCCCGGCGGCGAGACCCGCCAGAACCGAGTGCCGCGGCTCGGCAAAAAGTACGTCCGGAATCCGGTGCGGCTCCGCCCGGAGACAGTCCAGCGCGTCAACGTCCAGAAGCGCTGCATCCACTTTCAGGTCCAAATCTCGCTGACTGCGCTCCTGATAGGCCGTTCCGACGCTCACAGAGACCCCCTTTCCTCGCGTTTCCTTGCCCGTAGAGCAATTTTTACCCCCAAGAGACTGTGATGAGACCAGCCTGCCTCCCGCTCCGTTCTGCACCTTGTGCATTACTGCCATGTCCTGTGCTTTTCGGCCACCCACTCCGCCCCGTCGTACTCTTCGATCTTCCACTCCACGCCGCCGGGAATCTCCACAATCTTGAGCCGCGCGTGCGGACCGTCAGCCTCTTGCCCCAACTCCTCGATCACCGCAATGAGAAGCGGGTCGTCGCGGTGCTCGCTGCGAAAGTCCTCCGACAGATACTCGCCGTTTTCTGTGAGCGCAAAAGCGCCCAAGTGGATCATGGCGTCCAAAAGCTGCTGATTCTCGCACTTTGGCTCTATGATTTTGACGTGCTGAGACCCGCGCGCAAACAGCAGATTAACCGCCTTGCTGCTCAGGCCGAAGCCTCCGTACTGGCTGTTGATGGCTATCTTCATGTCTCCCCCTTCCGCGTCTATCTCATTTTACCCCGTTTTTCGCGTTTGTCAAGAGGGAATTTCAACTTTTTTGGCCGCCCCCTTCCCTTCTACCTTGGCAAGAACCGACACGTCCCGCGCATACAGCCGGTGCTGCGCGATCAGTCCCCGCGCGGCGACCAATGCCACGTCCGGCACGGCGTGTGTCCCGTTCAGCCAATACCAGTAGGTGCTTGGAACGACGCCCAGCAGGGTTGCCATTGCCCGAATCGACGCTTTCAGCGCTTCGCGCGCGCGCTCAAGCTCCGGGACTCCCTCATGTTCGGAGTCGATGTGGTAGACCTTGTGCCCGCTCATCGGCTGACCCCCTTCATGTCCTGCCTGATGCGCCTCCAAACCTCCACGTCCTCTTCGTGAACCTCCTGCACCCGGCCGCAGCTTTCGACCGCCCTCACCATTGCCTCGACCTCGACAAAAGCTCGGCCGCGCCGCTTCACCGGCAAGCCCAAGAGTGCCCTGACCGCTTCAGATTTCCACTTCACGCGCCACCCCCTCCGAATCAACTCAGCCAAAGAAAGAAAGCCGCCGTCACGATCAGCAGCAGCCAGCCCAGCGTCGAGAACCAGAAGGCTACGCCCAGCGTATCCATCGGATGCTTAGGTTTCACTGTCGGGCCTCCCTCCCCTCGCGCGCTCATACCCTTGGAACCACCTATCTGCACACGCGCGCGGATTCTCCGCCCCGTTCGCAGCGGCAACGCGCTCCAAGTCCTTACGCACCTTCCAGCGCGGCCACCACTCGCCGCCATAGCAAATCGGCTCGTTCAGGTAATCATCCACCAGCTTGGGCATCGGTCCTCCCTCCCTTGCGGCTTGACCGGCCGGACAAATAGAAGTCGATCAGCCAGAGATTAGGGCCTAGCTTCTTCACCAGCCTACCTCCTCCGGCGTAATGTGCAGGACGTTTTCAGGCGCAATCTCACAGCCGGATTCTCGCGGATTCTTGACGAATGACAAGACGGCCACACCGTGCCCGGTGGCCTCGCGCCCTGTCCGTCCGCACTCAAGGCATTGCACGGTCCATCTGTCAGTATTGAGCCAGTTAACAGACTGCAAGCAATACCCCCCACAATTAGGACACCGCACAGGCTTTAGCATTATTCTTCCCTCTCCTCCCTGAACAGCGACGAGTCCGCCGGCTCGACTTCCAGGCCCATAAAATCGCCGTCCTTGCTCCGCCAGTTGTAGACCTCGTACGCTATGAAAATCAGCATGGCGAGCGCGACGAGTCCGTAGAAGATTAGGCCCGCGATATCCTTGCGGGTGATCCTGTCGCCCGCGTAGTAGGCATTACCCTTTCGCTTTCGCATCGGCGAATGCTCAGGCTTTGTCATTTTGGGTTCCTTTCTGCGCCTCTTCGGTTTCCCATGAAGTTTTTCCTCGTACCACATCGTCTGGAAGTAGATAATCGTAATCGTTCTTTTCTGCAATATCTCGACGCATGGCCTGTTCACATTCAAGATGAAGCGCCGTGTTCTGAAAATAACCCTCAAAGACTCCAGAGTATCGATAATAAGTTTCGCCTGCTTCAATGTTCTCCCCGCACCACTCGCAGCGATGCACCTTGCGCGCGGTCGGCCGACTTTCGGATAACATCTGGAAGCTCATCCTCGCCCCCTTGCGGCTGTGCCGCTCTCTACTCGCCTCGGCCATCAGTCCGCGGCTTGCTACCCTCTCGACACCACGGACACCGGCCGATGGTGTGACCGTTGCAGGACACGCTTCCCGGCCTAAGCTCCGGGTATTCCGTGCCGCACGTCACGCAGCGCCAGTATCGATAGGTAGTATGTCCCAACCGATGCCTGCCAATCGGCACTAATGCGCCTCTCTGAAGCTCCTCTTGTATCTGTGCCATGCCTACCCCCTTCCGCCGCTGTGCGGCTGCTAGTCTGTTGACGTGTGCCTGCATGGATGCTTGCAGGCCCAAAGTTGCGAGCGTCCTTTAGGCGTCAAGTCGAGCCACGCCTTCCGGTTTCTGCGAATCCACTTATTCGCTACCATCTTGCGGTGCTCTTCGTCCGTCCCGGAATGCGCCGCCCCCGTTCGCACGGCGTCTAGCAAGTCGCCTAGCCTGTCTATTGAGCCTACCCACTTATTCGCTGGCTTCATCCCTCCCCCCTCTCGGCCTTTGCGATTGCGGCGCGGGCGATATCGAACACGTCTACGCCAATATCCGTGCTGAGCGGCCCAAACGACACAAGGCCCGGCAAGTCAAACTCGCCGTTTACGCGCGCGACGATAGCCCGCAACGCCCCCACAAGCTCCGCGTTTTGGGCCTTGAGGCGTTCGATAGTCCCGGCGTCTAGCCCGTAGCCGTCTGGCATGTTAGGCTCCCTTCCCTCTCCGTCACAGTCTGGACAGCATGGGTCCGAGTCGCTAAACGGCGCATCTACACAACCCGTTCCGCCGCAAGTCCCACACTTTCCCATCCTACCGCCCTCCTTCTCTAGTCCTCGGTCCCGTTGACGCGCTTCCCGTCAACGTACACCTGAGGATGCTTGTACCCCTCGGCAATCAACTCCCGCTTGATTGATAGGGCCGATGCCCGCGCCTCCTGCATTGTCCCAACCCGGACGGCCCATTCCCGGATCGGCGCGCTCCGGCGCTCCCGAAACGTAATTGTATGTTCGCCCATGCGTTGCCCTCCTTATCGCAAGTGTCCCCATTCGCGCGGGTCTTGACTGTACTCTAAGTCATCGTGCCCCCACGCGGCCCACTCTTCCTGCTCCTCGCTTGCCTCCGGTTCCTCCGTGAAATTCTCCTTTTCCCATTCGTCCCAATCGTCCAGCGTGCACGCGGGCACGTCCGAAGCGTATCCCCAAAAGGACATTGACTCTTCGAAACTTCGATTGCTCCACCATTGGCCGTCTTTCGTTTTGACTCGATCCCCCAGCCAAAGAACCGCCCCGGTCGCGTCCATGAATGCAAGCTTATTCCGGTTCCCGATTCGATGGAGAATCAGGTTCGTAATTGCGTCGTTCTCCATGAACCCGGCCGGGAGCTTTGACAGCGTATCCCGGACAAAAATAGCCGTATCCGATTCCTTAGAGCCTTTCGGGACCGGCACGTCCAGAATACCGTTGTGCGCTACGCCCAACTCCCCCGATACCCAAAACGGGTGACACATATGTTCATTCACTAGACCGCTAGTGGCAATTCTGAAATGCACGATCAGCGGCACGTTTTCCGGGACGGCATGATACGCTTTCAGGAATCCCTTTAGCCGCATGAATCCCTTGTCAATCGTCAAGCGTCCTTTCGGGCCGGGAAACATCAGGCCCGCCCCGTCCGGGTTTGCGCACCATGCCCGGCGAATCGCAGCATCATCGGCCCGCACGTTCGCGGGCATGTATCCTATCACACACATCCTATCATGTCCCCTTTCCTAGCAAGCGGCCGCCGCGTACCGAAGGCCGATTCGATCCGCGCGCTCCCGCAAGAACCCCGCCAGCACGGAATACGCCTTGCGGTTGCGCGCCACGAAATCCACAAAACCCTGCGCATGAACATCGGCAATCCGTGTTACGCCCGGCGCCGTGAAATCCACCAGCGCCTTGCAGAATTCTATATTGCGTTCAAACCCTTTAGGGGAAAGTGTTCCCCGGAAAATCCGGACCTCGACCGTTTCCCGGTTTGTCAAATTCAAGGCCCGATATCGTTCTGTCCGGTTGTGATTCATTTTCTTCGCAAGGCGCGCGCGCGTGTCCGGGCCTCCGTGCGATCCCGCCCAGCGCTCTAGGCGGGATGCGTTGCGCCTGGACACAAGGTGTGTGAACGCGCCCCAACCGTCGAGAAGATGAATCATTTTGTATATTTGCAAATCAGTTAAGGCGCGTTTCGATATGTGAACGTGCATTCCGCACGTCCGGGAATCGTAAGACGTGAAACCGCGATTGCGAAGCTTGAAAACCTCGCGCCACGCGGCCGCGCCGTTCTTCTTATGCCACTCCCAGGAGAACGGATGCGAAACGATTTCGAATCCCGATTCTAGGCTTGAATCACTCTTGCAGTAGAGAAACCCGTCCGAATCCGTTACCTTTTCGGCCGCGTCGGAATTCGATTCGATCCCGCCCGAGTTTTCGATTTCCAGTTCAACCCCAAAGAACGGGCCGCGAACCGCGCGAACCGTTCCCAGCGTCCGAAAACACGGTTTCGGCTTATAGCTGTAAGAGTGGATTCCCGCGTTATCGTCGTGGTCCGCGAAGCACGATTCACAATAACTGCATCCGTCCGATTCGCAAATAAACATAGATTCGCGGTCGAATGCTTCGTCGCAACCTTCACAGTACGTGAACCGGTCGCGCCAACAATCTTCGCAGTAGGCTTCCCCGTTGCCCGGCCCGCATAGGATATAGTCGTTTGATATCCACTCGCCGCAATCTTCACACTGTGAAAAACGATCGTCGCGGCAGGATTCGCAATAGTAGCGGTGATTGATTTCTGCCAATTCGTCATTTTCAAAGGTTTCTTCGCAATTATGGCACATACCGAATCGGTCCGAAAAGCAATCCTCACAATAGGTGTCACCGTCCGGCCCGCGCGAAAGATCGTCCAGGGAATAGGTCTTGCAGCACATATCACACTCAGCGAAACGATCCGAGAAGCAATCCGGACAATAATGTTCATTGTCCGGGCCTTCGAGCGCGGTCCCGGGAATGAGCGCGGCGGCGCACTCGGCGCACACGTCTTGTGGCATGATTAGCGGCCGCCCGTCCGGGCTTCGCGCCGGACCTTGAACCGTCTGGCGCATCTAAGCCCCCTTCCTTGCGGCTTTGCGCTCTCGCGGATTCATGCGCTTATCGTCCGAAATCCCGAAAGAGCATTCCCAGCACTTGTCACTATTCCAGTAGTCCGGAAGTTTGACACCGCACTCGCGGCAACGCTCCCCTCGCCTACAAAGCTCGACAAGCTCAAGTCTATGCAACATCTCTACCCCCTCACCTTAAAAGCGGCGCGTATGCGCTTGACCGCGTACCACTCGGCCACACAACGCCGCATTTGAACCTTGACGGTTTCCGGCGCTGGGGCGATGCACATACGCCGCGCGCGCCAAAGCTCACACATTGGAGACCCGTACCGCGCGGCACACAACCCGCAAGCGTGCCGGCTAGTCATGGGACACCGTGCGGGAGAGCGTCCACGGCCCGCGTTCGGGAAACTCCTCCGAGTGAAAGGCTAACACCTCGCGCGCCTTATCCTCGGCGTCCGGCGGATAGGAAAGGACTAACTCACCCTTCCGATAAATCCGCCACCAGTTCAGTTCGCGTGATTCCATTGCATCCCCCTTGTCTAGTGCGGCACCATTGCCGCTGGCCTTGTCCATCCATTATCATTGTACCACATTATCTAGCTTTGTCAAGTCGGATCGTGATTTTTTTTTGCCACAAGTGGCGAACGAAAGTGTGTCGAAACGGAACACCCATGAAATTCGCGGGAGCACGGCCAAACGGCCAGCGAATATGAGGGGTTATACTTGTAGGGTTGTGACGAAAGAGGCGAAATTTCTTTCGGAATCATGCGGCGGGAAGCATTGACGCGCGACGACGGCCACGGCGGGAGACCGCGAGAAGCACGGCCAGAAGGCGATGCGCCCAGCGCATAACGCGGCGCCAAGGTCCATAGAGACAACCCCGGCCGGGATGCCCGTCGCTGCAAGAGGGGCCTGGAGTAACAATAATTGTCACATTGTAAACGATAAGTATATAATATGTTATAGCATTGTGAAAGAAAAAACGTAAATACATTTGCATTTTCAGCCAACTTTGGAGTATAATACCATAGAACGGGGGAGGGGGGCAGGGAGTGAGCGAGCGCAGCGAGCGAACGACCGGGGGGAGGGGCAAGGGCCGTTAGAGCAAGCCCACGACGACAACCTATCTAACTACTAGTGAACCCCAGAGACCTCTTGCGATTTATAGCTGTGTCGAGAACAGCGCCGAAAAACGCAAAAACCGCGATCAAGCCGAACGTGCAGAACGTCAAGCAAACTGCCAGGATGTAAAACTTGCCGAAGGTTGGATCAAGTGTAAAGAAACCTTACGGTCGGGTTGATGGATAAGGGGAAGAAGGGCATGACTCACACTCTCTCCTCTCCTCCATGCGAGATTCGGCGCCATCCGTTCAGGATCAAGGGCGCTTTGAGGGTTAAATGGTAGATTTGACAGGGACATGCGATTAGATAACTACGCTCAAATCGGATAACCCCCTCCCCCGCATGTAGATACACACAGGATTCAACGCAACGTTTTGTACGTTATGTTGCGCTTGTGTTGCAAGCCGAGAAGAAATACCGTGTTGCGAGCGCAGGGTAGGACGCGCAGCGCACCACATCCGACGGGCCGAAAAGCTTTTCAATCGCCGGCCGACCGGTTTCGTGCCGAACGTCGCCTTTGTTGGTGTGATGCCTCAAAAATCCTACGAGCTAAAATTTCACTTTTCAGCTTGACAACCGCTGAATCGCGTGGTATACTCCTTGTGGAGGAGGTGATCATGCGACAGTGGCGGAAGGGCGTGGCGGCGTGGAAGATTGGCGACACGCTGTATTTGTCCGTCGTGTTCACATGGGACGTGAAGAAGGCCGTTGCGGCGGCGAAGAAGCACAAGGGGCCGGTGGTGGTGGGTGGTCCTGCCGCGATGCTGATGCGCGACCGATTCGACGGGATCGCTGAAGTCCGGCAGATCAGCGAGGATTTCGAGCCGATCCTGATGCACAACCCGCTGGCGTCCTTCTCGACGCGGGGATGCCCGCGAAAATGCGGGTTCTGCGCCGTACCGCGTATTGAGGGCAAATTCCGAGAAATATGGCCCTTCAGGGCAGCCCCAATGATGTGCGACAACAACTTCCTGGACTCCACCAGGAAGCATCGCCTGCGTGTGATTCGCAAGCTGAAGCGTTTTCCGCTGGTGGACTTCAATCAGGGGCTAGATGCCCGTAAATGGACGCCCCTGATAGCCAGCGATATGGCGAACCTGAGGCTGCACGCGCGGTTTGCCTTCGACCACACCAAAGACGAGATCGCGGTTGTGGACGCGATTCGGCTCTGTCGGGCCAAAACGACCAAAAAGGTGAGTGTGTATGTGTTGATTGGCTACAAGGACACCCCGGAGGACGCGCTGCACCGGCTCGAAGTCGTGAGGCGCGAGAAGGCGCTGCCAAACCCGATGCGCTACCAGCCGCTCGACGCGGAGAAGAAGAACTGCTTCGTCCCGAGCAACTGGCCGGAGGCCGAACTGAAGAAGATGATGCGGTACTACTCGCGTCTGCGTTTTGTTTCGAGGATCCCGTACAAGGACTTCGACAACAAGGCGACTCGGGCCACCCTACGAGCTAAAATTTGAGATTGGCCCTGTGGCTCAACTGGCAGAGCGGCTCCTTCGTAACGAGCGGGTTGCAGGTTCGACTCCTGCCGGGGCCTCCAAGCCGACCAGAATAAGGCCCATTGCAAGATAGTCGTGACCATTCTGCGGGGTGCCGGAAGTTTGGTCAAGGTTGCTTGACTTGACGTTGCCGCTCGCAAAGGCAGGTTTCCTTAGTCCTGCCGGCGGATAGCATCAAGTACCGACGTTACGGAACGTCGTCACAGTCTGTGATATCAAGATTTCTCATATTTCCTCTTGACAACCCAAGATTTCTCATATTTCCTCTTGACAACCTCCGAATTTGGTTGTATATTACTACTGGAGGAGGAGGCGTGATAACGGAAGCGGAGATACGGGCCAAGGGCAGCAGGCCATGCGAAGAAAGGGGAGAAATAACATGGCGCGCAATCGAAGAGGCAAACGGGACGGCACGGGGCCGCACAAGGACAGCTACCAGCGCCGCAAGTACGGCAAGGGCAAGCGACGCATGAGGGGCATCAAATGTCCGCGTCGCTGATGCTGACGTTCCTGCGGCTCATGTTCATGTTCTGCTTGAAGAAGTGCGATGCCTGACGCCTCAGAGAACCCCGACAAGAACGCGCAGAGCCGCCTCATTGAGGACGTGGAAGCGCGCCTCGACTACTTCCGCAGAGAGTACGACCTGACGTACTGCAAGGCGGTTGGCGCGCTGGAGATCGTCAAGGAGGGCATACTGCTGGAGCTTTTCTCGACCTGTTCTGAGGATGACTGACGCTGCCTTATTGTGCATCGTGCTAAAATTTTGTGCATTTTTTTGTAAAATAACTTGACAAACACCACAAAATGTGGTATGTTTCCAATAGATGCGGGCGTTGGCTGTTGACGGATGGCCGGCCTCGCTTAAAGGGCCGATGAGGCCCTGGCTATAGCCCGGCAGCGTCAGCCGGCTTGGGGTGTGGGCCTACAAGGCCCGGCGACAGGAGCTTGGTTTGTGGGTCCGACCCACAAACGGCACCCAACGCCTCCGTGTGACGCGGGACTGCGCAGCCCTGCGGAGGCAGATGCTCAGGAGACCGCCTTCGTGGCGTTTAGCGATTGTGTTCTGATGCGCAATGCGGCCGGCCGAGAGGTTCTTGCGGCCGACGAAGATGTGGAGTCGCTGAAGGATTTGGGCTTTGTAGCCTGTGGGGGCCGCGGCGCCGATATCCCAAGAACCATCACCCCTCCGCGTGCCACAAAACCGGCCCCGGCCCCCGCCATTTCCTGCAAGATTCCCCAGACGCTCGTTGAGATCGACCCGTCAAGCGCCTGCACTCGTCGGTGCCCTTTTTGTGACCCCGGAATACCGAAAGGCCGTCGGGCGAAGCGTCGCTTTTTGAGTCTCCGGGTCCACAACAAGATGATTAACAAGTTGGCGGCGGCTGGGTTCGATCAGAGAGAGAGTCAGGTATGTTACTGTGGTCATGGGGAGCCGTTTCTACATCCGAACATCATTGAAATGATGCGTTACACCCGAAGAGTTCTCCCGAACGCGAGACTGACGGCGTTTACCAATGGTGATCCGTTTCGGGCGGAGCGCGGGGTGGAGATGCTGTGCGCTCTGGAGGCGCTGGACATTGACGTGCTGGTCTGGAGCGTTTACGGCGACCGCGGCAGGCCGGACAGCACAACGCGCGAGTTTCCAAAGCAAGTGCGGGCCTCCAGCCTGGACCCCGGGCGTGTGCATGTTAACGATTACGTCGGCGGCCTGGAGGGGGCGTCCAGCCGGTCTGGCACGGTCTGTAGGCCGCGCAACGCTTTCCGGTCAGACCCGTGCGAGTTTCCGTCCAAGAAGCTCTTTCTAGCTGCCGAGGGCTATTGGCTTTTGTGTTGTGAGGATTATGGACAGCGAGTTCGTTTTAGCGGCAGGCTGGGGCCGGTGGAGCTAAACAAAGACCGCAAGTTTGTTTCTGCCAAGTCCCTTGCGTCCGAAGGGCGCCGCAAGGAGGGGTTGATTTGCCGTGTTTGCGACCGCTGCGGCAGTGCCCCAGATGGATACAGGCACGTTCCCCTTTTGGTTGGCAGTCGCTTCTGGCCGCCCCCGCCCCCCGCGATTCCGAAGGTTGGCGGGCGCCGGTTGGTGGTTTTGGCGACCAACTGGCGCTGGCAGGACCACGCTCTTGCCGCCATCGACGCAATCGAAGCTGCGTCTACGATGCGCGGCCGGCTGATGCTGTTGTGGAACGACGATGAACACCCGAAGTGTCCGCCCGCATTACGCAGAAAAAACGTCATTGTCAAGGAGTTTCCGGGGTCGCTTGGCTGGTGCGGCATCAGTCGGGGTATCAGCTATGCTTTGCGGTATGCCGTAAAGAAGGGTTATGGATGGGTTGTAAAGATCGACACCGACACGGCCATTCTGCGGAAGGGGTGGGACGCTTGCTTGTGCGCGGAGTGCGCACCAAACGAGCAGATTGGGACGCTGATGGATGCGGCGCTTGTCGGACAGATTCCAAACAATTCCGACGGGCTGGATGACGGCTTGTTTATGCACTCTTTGGCGAAGTTTTGCAGATGGAGTCGTGGTTTCGTTCGCCAGTGGAGACGCCGATGGGACCACATCCAAGGTGGCTGCTACGTGATTGGGATAGAGGCCCTGCGAAGAATTGAACGTGTTGTGGGTTTGGGTGCGCAGGATCAAGAAGCTTTGCAGGACGGTGAACGTGTTGGCGAGGACGTGTACCTGGACACAAAGTGTAAGGTTGCCGGCGTCCCACAACGGGACTCCATGTTGTGCAGGATTTGGTTTCGGATGCACGGAACGGGGGAGCTTTCCATAGAACAGGTACGACACCAGCGGGATAACGTCGGGGCAGTGGTGTTGCACCCAATCAAGAACCTCGATACGTTGCGCGTTTTAGCAGAGGAGATTGTTTGATGTACGCCGAAACGGACCAAGAAGAGCAGTTCATTCTCGATAATCTTCCGGGACCGACCGGGTGGTTCATTGACGTGGGTGCCTTCGACGGAGTGACGAAGAGCGCGACCAGACGCCTTTGGGAGCTTGGGTGGTCAGGTGTCCTGGTGGAGCCGTCCCCGGAGGCGTTCATCAAGCTTTCCCAGAACTATCCGGATCGCAAGCGCGTGTCCCTGCTGAACGCGCCGGTCCTACCAGAGCGTCGGATCGTGCAGTTTTATGATGCGGGTGGGCATGGGGTGGATTCGGTAGACATGCGACACGTTGCAGCCTTTCGGAAATCTGGCGCGCAGTTCAGGAAGCACTACGCGGTTAGCGTCGCTCCGGCAGAGATTCTGGAAGCGTGGGGACCGCAGCGATGGCGTTTCCTGAACATAGATGCCGAGGGGGTTTCGACGGATATTCTGAGGGCGTTTCTTCGGGAGGGTGTTCCAACCCTGGACGTGGTTTGCGTGGAGACAGAGAACCGCAAGGGCGAGATTGTGGACGCGATGAACGTTGCCGGCTTTACGCTTGGCCTGGAGACGCAGTACAACCTCCTGTTCAGTCGAGGAAACCAGTGAAGCGCATCAAGCAATACGGCCTTCAGCGCAGCGGAACAAACTACACCAAGTTTCTGCTGGACAGAAACTATGATGTGGATGTTCTGACGGAGCGCGGGGGCCAAAAGCACGGGCACTATGCGTTGGATGCGTCTGGGTTGGAGGTGGACGCGGTTGTTGTGACAGTCAAGAATCCGTTTGCTTGGTTGGTGTCGATGTTTAACTTCCTGAACTCGCTTGCCAGCGAAAGATACAGGCATCCGGAGGATTGGGACGACTTTCTTTGCGGCGAATTTCTTTCTCCGCAACCGTCGAGCGTGCTGTTTTTCGACAATCCCGCCGAGTGTTGGTCCAAGATGAATCGGCATTGGTTGTCCATTTACGACCCAAGCGTCAGTGTTGTTGTAATCACAAGATACGAGGACTTGCTGGCGAGCCCCGAGGAAGAAACGAACAGAATCGCCACAATGGTTGGCTTGGAACGTAGGGCCGCACCATTCGAGGTGCCGACGATGCAGTTGGCGCACTATCTTCGCAAAAACGAAACGCAAGACTGGCCCGCGTTCCAGACGAAAGACAAGTTTGCCAGAAAGACGTACTATCTGAACGAAGAGTACGCTGCTCACTTTTCGGACACGCATCTTCGGTTTGTGGGAGGCTATCTCAATTCTGCGCTGCTGGGCGCTCTTGGGTATCGGGAGGCCCTGTGAACATTGCTGTTGTGGGGAATGGTGCGAGCGCGAGAAACTATGCGCCCGAGATTGATGGGGCGGATTTTGTGGTGCGTATGACAGAAGGCCACATTGCGCATCGCTTCTGTTCGGGGTCGCGCGTTGACGCATATGCTTGGTACGGACATGAGCTTCACGCGATGATGCCCCTTCGGTTTATGGCAGAGGCGCGCGAGTTCTGGCACACCGTGCCAAGCGAGCGTCCGCACGGCAGGCCAGAGGTTGCGCGCGACAGAATCAAGACCGTTCTTCGGCACTTGGGAGGGCGGACGCTGCGCGTGATTTCGCAGGCTGAGTATGACGCCCTGACGGCAGAGTTGGCCGAGCAATACATGGACGCCAAAAGCCCGTCTACTGGACTCGTGACACTTCATATGGCGCTTGCGCGCGCTCCAGATCGAGTTGATCTATATGGTTACGACGCGACTACGCGAGGCCAGCCAGGGTGGGGCAACGAGGCTATCGGGTGGCCGGATAAAGACCCTCATCCGTTTCTTGCCGAGAAGCGTATGATACGCGATCTCGTGCAAACGGGGAAGTGGCTCAGAAAACCCGCCCCACCCGTTGCTTGGCACGCGATGCCGGAGGTGCCAGAATGAACGCTGCTATTATTACTGCGCGGGGTGGCAAGCAGGCGCTCACCGACAAGCACCTGCGGGAGGTTTGCGGGGCTCCGCTTGTCGCGTGGCCCATTCGGGCCGCGAAAAACGCAGAAAGAATTGACTCCGTGTACGTGTCCACCAACTGCCCTAGCATTGCCAGGGTGGCGCGGGGCGAAGGGGCGTTGGTTATTGACCGCCCGCCAGAGTTGGCGCTTCCAACCAGCGATCACGGTTTGGCAATTCGCCACGCGATTGAGGCCGTTGGGTCGTCTCGTTCGGACTTCGAGAACGTGGTTGTTCTTCTCGGAAACACCGTCATGGTGGACGCGGACCTGATAGACAAGGCGCTGGAGATGCTGGAAGAAAGCTCGTCCTTGCTGTTGAGCGGCGTAATGTCCGTTTGGCAGGCCCAAGACGATCACCCTATGCGCGCGCTGCACGTTAAGGACGGATACTTGAAGTCCTATGGCGACGCAAGCGAAGAGGGGATTTCAACGAACCGCCAGTCGTATCCGGACGTTTATTTTTATGACCAGGGTGTGTGGGCCTTTCGAAAGCGCTATGCGTTCAGCAGGGAGGGTCCGCGTCCGTGGTGGTGGATGGGGCCGAAGGTGAGGCCCATCGTGCGCGAATGGATCGCCGGTCGTGACGTACACTCGGTGTTTGGGTTGGACGTTTCGGAGTGGTGGTTGGCCCGCCAGCAGCGAGGGGCGCAATGAGCAAGCGCAAAACACCAACGGCCGGCGTTCCGGAACACCTGAAACACCTGAAGCCGCTGCACAATAAGGAGCAGTGGACGCCCGCCGAGGTCGAGCGCGTCGAGAAGGACGTTGAGCGCGGGAAGGAAATTGCCGAGAGCGCGATTGGCCGGGCGTTGACGGCACCGTCGCCGGCCAAGGCCACGGAAATCATTGAGAAGTGGGGCCGCCGCACAGACATCCGGGGACAGTTCTCAAAGGCGTATTTGCACCGGGAGTTCGCAAGGCAGGGCCTCACGCTGGAGGAGCTTGTCGCGCAGCACCTCGGAATTATCCGGGGCGGCAAGAACATTCGCCCGGCGGACCAGTTGAACGCGATCAAGCTCGCCTATCAGGCCGCGGGCCTGCTGGGCGGGGACGGCGGGACCAGCGTGAAGGGCGCGCTTGACGTGAGCAGCCTTGCGGAGAACGAGCTTGTGAAGATCATCCAGACCGTCGAGGTGCGCAAGCAGCCCACCATCGACGCGGAAGCCAAGGTTGTCGAAGAGGACACAGAGTGACCGACCGCGACACACTTGAACTGAAAGCCGCGGCCGCCGTCGAGCTTGGGCGTCGGCGCGCGAAGGCAGACCTCTACTGGTTTGCCCGCGAAATCCTCGGCTATCAGGACTTGAATCCCAAACTGCACGGCGAGGAGCTTGTGCCCTTCATCACCCGCAAGGGCCGCCAGCGCCTCGTCCTGCTGCCGCGCGGGCATCTCAAGTCCACCCTGGCGACGATTGCGAACTGCCTGTGGCGTATCATCCAGAACCCAAACATCCGTATCCTGCTGGCGAACGCCGTGGAGTCAAACGCGGAGAGCTTCCTGCGGGAAATCAAGGCCCACATCACCGGGAACGAGTCCTTCCAGAGGTTCTTCCCCGAGTTCACGCTGGAGAATGACGGGTGGACGCGCTGGAAGAGCCAGACCATTACAGCCAAGCGCAGCAAGCGCATGAAGGAGCCGACCATCAGCATCGTCGGCATGGGTGGCGCGCTTGCGTCCCAGCACTACGACCTCATCATCATGGACGACCTTGTAGAGCGGTCGCACGTCGAGACCGAGGGCCAGCTTGAGAAGGCGAAGCTGTGGTACAAGGACGCGCTGGACCTGCTGGAGCCGGACGGGGAGCTTATCTACATCGGTACGCGCTGGCACGACGTGGACCTCGCAGGCTGGCTCATCGACGAGCATTCGGACAGCTTCAAGTTCGAGGACGGTTCCTCTGCCGTTATGGTGCGGCAGGCCATCGAGGATGACAAGTGCATCTTTCCGGAGAAGTTCTCTAAGGAAATTCTCGCTGAACTGAAGAGGCTGAAGGGGCCGTGGGAATATAGCTGCAACCCGGCAGAGGCTCCCGTTTGGATGGCAAACGGCACGTTCAAGCCGATTTCGGAAGTCCGGCCGGGCGACAAGGTAATCGGCTTCGAGCGCGGCTGCGGCCGGAAGGGCGGCGCCCACAACAGGCTGGTCGTGTCGGAAGTGCTCGCTACCGGCAGCAAACTGGCTCCCGTCCAGACGCTTGTGTTCGAGTCGGGCCGCTGGTTGCGTTGCACGCCAGACCACCGCTGGTACACTGGTCGGAACGACGGAAGCCATAAGCTCTATAAACCCGCAAGGGTGGGTAGTGTGTTGTTCCGCGCGGTGCATCCCGCCGACATCAGCATGCTACCTTTGGTGGTCCAGAAGTGGTGGCGGTACCTAGCTGGCATCATCGACGGGGAAGGCTCTTGCAAGTTTAGCAACGTTGTTATCCACCAGTCTGAAACAGATAATGGGCCAGTCTGCCGTGCCATCGACCTTGCGTTGAAGATGGTGGGCGCGAAGTGCAGCACCAAAACCAAGCCCAAGCCAGAGCGAATTATGCGCTACTGGATCGTGAACGGTGCTCGGCAATTTCGCTCAGACCTCATCAATTACGGCGAGCCAGCCAAACGCGAACAAATCCTACGCGGAATCATTGGGCGCAGCAAGGCGTTCCCAGAGAAGGAGCGCGTGGCAGAGATTTTACCGCCAGGGCCGGCGGAGCGTGTCTACTCCATGCAGACCACCACTGGCAACTACGTGGTGTGGGGAATCGGCTCCAAGAACTGTCAGTACATGAACGATCCATTGCCGGAAAGCGAGGTTTGTTTCAAGAAGGGCTGGTGGGTGTACTATGCCGAGGGGGACTTCCCGCGCGATGACATGAACCAACTGCTTCCGCGTCGCCGCTATATCACCATTGACCCGGCGTGGACGACGAACCGCACGAGCGACTTCACGGGCATCATTGTGAACTGTGTAACGCCCGACGACCATTGGTATTTGGTCGATGCGTTCCGCCTGAAAATTACCAGTGACCAGTTGCTCGACCTGTTGTTTGAGTTGTACGGAACGTACAAGCCGCACCTGATCGGCCTTGAAATCCACGCGATGCAGCGTATTTTCCGCGACATGCTGCCCAAGGAGATTCAGCGGCGCGGTATACCTCTTCCAATTTACGACCTGAAGCCCTCTGGTGGCGCGTTTGGGTTGGCGTCCAAGGGCGAAAGGATCATCGGGTTGCAGCCGCGAATGTCGAACGGCTTCATTCACTGGCCGACAAAGGCGAACGATTCGCGTTCTCTAGCGTCGGAGGGACTGGAAATTCTCCGAAATCAGATGCTACGGTTTCGGTATCGCCACACGTCTAAGAAGATGGTGGACAACTTGCTGGATGCACTCGCGTACCAAATTGATATTGCGCAAGCCCCCATCGTAACATCGGAGGAGGAACTGCCAGAGCGCGCATACAACCAGTTCACGGGGGCCGTTGCGTAGCAGGAGAGCATGATGGCGAACGTCAAGACCGACTCCAGGACGGACAAGCCAAGGACTCCGCGGAACCAAAAGAAGGTCGTGGACCAAGTGCTTGAGAACTTTACCCGCGACAAGAACAACCGCACGCCGCTGGAAGCCGACTGGAAAAAGGCGCACGAGGACTACAACTGCGACCGCGACAGCCGCGTATATCCGTGGAAGTCGAATCTCTTTATTCCGATGTTCTTCTCGGATGTCGAGACGCGGGTTCCAGCCTACGTGACGGCGCTTCTCAGCGAGATTCCCATTCTCTCCTGCCTGCCGTACCCCGACGCGGGTTTCCTCGACCAAGAACCAGAGCCGGTGCCGGACGTGGTGGACCAGGAGGGGAACCCGGTTGTCCGGCCCCGCTCGGACCTCGCCATCCAGCAGGCCAAGCTCTGCGAGGCGCTGTTGGCTCGCCAGCTTCACCCGACGGCCATTTCCAAAGAACTGACCATGTTCATCAAGAGCATGTGCATGTACCACAAGGCGGTGTTCAAAATTGTGTGGGACGCGCGCCGACAGTCTCCGCGTCTCGTGAACGCGGACATCTGGGATTACTTCCCGGACATGGCTGCCGGTGACATCGAATCCGGTTCGCACGTCAATTATCGCGTCTACCGCTACTACAAAAAGATCGCGCGGGACGCGAAGCGCAGCCCGAAGAACTGGTTCAATGTTGCCAAGCTCGGAAAACTCCGCGGCGTCAAGTCGGACAACACGAGCGTTGCCGAGCGGCTTGCGGTGCGCGGGCTTTCGGAGCCGCTGGCGGGTGCCATCAAGGGCAACCCGAAGTTGGAGCTTATCGAGTCGTGGGACGACGACTTCTTTGCTGTGGTCGAGAAGTCGTCTCGCATCCTCATCCGGTGGCACCCGCGTGAGGAGCACCCGTACAAAGGCAAGGTAAAGGAGGACGTGCCGGAATATCTTCTGAAGCCGTTCGTGGACTTTTCTCCGTATCCGCTCGTTGCCGAGCAGTACGGCATGAGCGACCACACGGCGGTCAAGAGTCTCCAGCAGGAGTTGAACGACCTGCGCAACCAGCGCCTCGACGGCGTTCACCTGACCAGCAATCCGATGTTCATTGCGGGTCCGCTGGCGCAGGTTCCGCAGAGCCAGCTTGTGTCGAAGCCGGGCAAGGTGGTCCACGTCGGACAGTTCGACCAGTTCGGGCCAATGCCGATGCCGGAGATTCGTCCAGAGATTTACCGCGAAGAGGAAACCATCAAGCAGGACGGGCAATACGCAACCGGCGCGTTCGACTACATGCGGGGCGCGACCCCAGAGCGCGCCGAAGCTGTGGGCGTGTTCCGCGGCTTGCAGTCGGCGGGCGCGCGTCGATTCCAGTCTGTTGTGCTACGCCTGAACGCCGAGGTCATCAAGCCGATCGGCAGGGCGTTTATCGAGATGGATCGCCGGCTTCTGCGGCCGGATTATGTCCTGCGCATGACGGGGGACAACAAGGCCGTGCAGGTGTTCGAGACCCTGCGTGACCCCCAGAGGGAGCTTCCGGCCGAAGTGGACATCATGCCGGTCATGCCGGGCGAGGTTGGCTCCAAGCAGGTCCGCGTGCAGCAGCTTATCAACTATCTCGCCACGATGTCCGGGGTCATTCCGCCCGAGGCGCTGCTGGTGCTGGCCGAGGCGGTCGGCAAGGAACTCGTGCCGGGCGAGATCGAGCAGATCATGGCCGCGGTGCGGCGAATCACGCAGGAGGCACAGCTTGCAGGCGCCGCGGAGCAGGCAACGGGTTCGCGCGTGGCTCGCGGCAACGCGCAGAACCAACCGGGGGCGGGAGCCTCTGAAGCGACGCTCGCACAGAGCGAGGGCGCGATGGGACAAGGCGGAGGGACGCAGGGGTAATGGCACGCGAGGAAAGGTTTGAGGAGTACAAGAAGGAACTGGCTGCCAAGGTCAAGTTGCTCGGGGGCGCGGAGGCCCTGACGAACAACCCCGCGTGGCAGCAGGTTCGGGAGACCTGCGAGAAGATTGCAGAAGGGCACCGGGTGGCCGCGATGGAGGCGATGTATGAGGGTCATGCGGCCGCCGCGCAGCGGGAGGTTGCGGCTTTCTACGCAATCGGGGGTTTGTTCGGCGTGTTCGACGCCCTTGTTCAGGAGGGCGAGATGGCCCGCCTCGAACAGCAGAAGCTGGAGGCGAGCGATGCCGCTCAAGAAGGGTAGAAGCAAGAAGGTGATTCGCCAAAACATCAGGGAGCTTGTGCGTTCCGGCAAGCCGCAGAAGCAGGCGGTCGCGGCAGCGTATCGCTCTGCCGGCAAGTCTCGCACGAAGCGCAGGAAAAGGAGATAGCCTATGGTGTGAAAATCTTGACGTTTGTGGATAAGTGTCGATAGTTACGCAAAGGAGAGAGCATGTCAGCAGAGACCGACTTCAAAGAGGGAGCCGAGCCAGAGGGCGCGGGAACTCCTGCCGAAGCAACGGCCGGAGAGGGCAACGCTCAGGAAGCTTCGGCGGCACCGGCAAAAGCCGCACCGCCCGAAGGACAGGAACCGTCGAAACCAAAGGAACCTTGGGAGGGCTATAAGTCCGACATGGATGAGTCCGCTCTGCGAAAGGCCCAGTACCACGCCGACAAGATGATTACTCGGCAGGGCCAGGAGCTTGCGCGGCTCAAGTCCATCCAGGCGGGTGTCCAGGCCCGCACGGGCGTAGCATCCCAAGGAGCGCCACCGGCACCCACGGCGACGCAGGCTGAAAGCGAGGATGTTGATTGGGCAGCGCTTGCTATTGACGACCCGGCGGAGTTTAACCGGCGCATGAACGAGCGCGACGCGGCCCCAGCGGCACCCGCACAGCCCGCGCAGCCACAGCCGAGCGCAAATCCCGAGGCAGCGGCCTATGTTGAGCTTCAGCTTAACGCTCTTCGCACGAACATGATCGTGGAAAACGAAGAGTTCAAGGCTATCGCGCCGCAGGTTGATGCGTTCCTGAACCAGCCGGAGAACAGGTGGATGTGGACCGTCCCCAATCCATATGAACTCGGCATGATGTACGTGAAAGCTGCTACCTCATCCGAAGAGGCAAAAGCGGCTTTGGCGGAGGCAGAACAACGCGGGGCGGAACAACAGAAGGCGAACAGGGAAGCGGAGGAGCGGGCGGCCACGATGGGTGGCTCGGTCGCTTCTCACGACGCTTCGGGGCCAAGTGAGGCCGAGCGTATTGCCGGCGCCAGAGGCGGCGGCGATATCAGCCAGCACGTCGAGTGGGAATAGTGTTGGCCGTGGCGAAACCCTGTCGCCACAGCGAAAGGTGAAGTAAATGGTTACTGTGAATACTGGTGTCCGGGGAACCGCGGACATCACCTCTAGTCGTCTGCGCGTTGATATGGCAGACAAGGTTCACCTGCTGGACCCGAGTGCGCATCCCTACACACGGATGCTTTCGGCGTCCGCAGAGGAAGGCCGCGCTCCGGGCCTTCAGAAGAAGGCTTCGATTGAGGCCGACTTCCACTGGCACGAGGACGAGTTGATTCCGTTCTGGAGCCAGGTGAACAACTCGGGCGGCTACACGGCCGGCGCCACGAGTATCGTGGTTGACAACGGTTCGTATTTCCGCGCGAACGATATCATCCAGTTCACGGCTTCGACGGGCGTGAACCAGGAAATCGCTCGCGTCACGGCCGTTTCCACCAACACCCTGACGGTTTCGCGCGGTTACGGCGAAACCTCGGCGGGCGCGCTGTCGGACAACGACTACGTGCTCCGCGTCGGGAACGCGAACGAGGAAGGGGCAACGATTGGAACCTTGGCGAGCACGCAGAGCGCCAAGAAGTCCAACTACTGCCAGATTTTCCGCACCCCGTTCGGCGTGACGAACACCGAGAAGAACTCCGCGACCTACGACGGTTCGGACCTTGATTTCCAGCGCAAGAAGAAGCTGATGCTTCACATGCGCGAGATCGAGTTGGCGGGTTTTTTCAGCGAACTGAAGCTGGACACGAGCGGGACCAAGCCCCTCCGCCTTACGCGCGGTCTGAACAAGCGCATTTCGACCAACCGCACGGCGGTCGCGGCCGACCTCACGAACACCGAGTTCGAGAACTTCCTGCGAACCGGGATGCAGTACGGCTCGCTCTCGAAGATTCTCTTTGCCTCTGGCAAGCTCGTGCAGGTCATCAACAGCTACTCCATCGGCAAGCTCCAGACGAAGGTGGCAGGCAGGCTCTACGGGGTCAAGGTGTATCAGTACGTTTCGGCCTTCGGAACGATCCTGATTTGCTACCACAAGGCGTTTACCAACGACTACCAAGGGTACGGCTTCCTTGTGGACATCGAGGAGTGCAAGTACCGCTACCTCCAGAACCGCGACACCGCGCTTCTGAAGGGTCGTGAGGCGAACGACGAGGACTCGTCCAAGGAGGAGTTCCTGACCGAGTGCGGTTTCGAGGTGCACAACGAGAAGTACCACTCCGAGATCGACACGGTAACGACGTAGTAGACTAGGGCAACCTGCGGGGGCCGGCATAGGGTCGGCCCCCAAAGGCCCACGAGGAGGAACGATGAAGTTCAAGGCACCGGCCGCCAACCAGAGAGTTATCATTCGCTCAGAGCGGCCGATCTTCGACACGACCGGGGTGAAGGTTGCAATGCAGGATGGAATCAACGTCCAGTTCGACAGGGGCGAGTACGATTCCGCCTGCGAGTCCAACCCCGAGCACCGCAAGGTCATCGAAGATTTTCTGCTGAACGATCCGAGAATGCGAGGCGTGGTTTTCCCCGTCAAGGCCGAAAAGGTCAAGATTGACGGGCAGGAGATGGAGGTTCTTGGCGCCCCCGAGATTCCCGAGGAGGCTCCGGTTGAGCCGCCCAAGCGCAAGCGCGGGCGCCCCAAGGGCAGCAAGAACAAGAAAAAGAAGCGCAAGCCGAAGGCGCGCAAGGTGGCGGAGGCACCGGATGCCTAAAGGCAGCCAGCCCAAACTGAAGGTTTTTCTCGGGATGCCGTTCTATGGCGGCATCAACGGGCACACCGTTGGGTCGCTTGTGATGACGAGCGCGCTCGGCTTCGTTCGGGACGTGTGGATCAAGCCGGACCTCGAACAGTGTACGCTGGTACATCGGGGTCGCAACTGCATTATCAAGCGCTTCGTGCAGAGCGACTTCGACTACCTGCTGTTCGTGGACTCCGACATGGTGTGGCCGGCAGAGGTGCTGTGGCACCTGCTGGCTCACAAGCTGGACATCGTGGGTGGAATGTACTTCAGGCGCGTTCGCCCGCATCACCCCGTGTTTGCGAAGCACCTGAACCTCACCAAGGACGATGCCTTCGAGGAGTCGGCTCCCCCGGGTCCGGGGTTGCATGAGGTGGCCGGGGTCGGCATGGGGTTCACGCTGTTGTCGCGTCGGGTTTGCGAGAAGATGTGCGAGAAGTACCCGATGCCGTTTCAGTACATGGAGGTTCGTGGTGGCGAAGGCGAGCTTTCGGAGGATTACACGTTTTGCCACCGTGCCGCAACCGAGTTCGGCTTCAAGGTGCATCTCGACGCTGACCTCGGCGCGCACCTGCAACACATCGGTACGGCTGCGTTTGACGCGGAGGACTGGATGGCGTACAAGCGCCACGAGTCCCAGCGCCTCATCAGCGAGGAGGCGCAAAAGCTTGTACGGGTGGCGACGCCAGAGGACGTGAAGAAATGGAGCGACCACGTGGGCGGCGGCGGCAACGGCAAGAACCGCCTGCGCATCGTTCCTTAGGAGACGCCGATGGACTTTCTGCGCAAGGTCAACACTGTTCGCGATCGCGTCACGGGCGGCAACACGGGGACCGAGGGTGCCACTGGCCTCGCGGTGCTCGTGACCAACATCAAGCAGTGGCTCAACGACATCATGGCCGAGATCATCAGTGCCTATCGGTTTCCGTGGCGCAAGAGAATGGTCAACTTGAGCATTCTCGGCACGTACACCACGGGAACGGTTGCGGTCACTCAGGGCAGCCGCACCGTGACGGGAACCGGTACCTCGTGGACCCAAGCGCAGAAATGGCAGATGTTTCAGGTCGCTGGCGACGACGCATGGTACACGGTCAAGAAGGTCGTTAGCACAACGAGCATTATTCTGGCGTCTCCGTATGAGGGGTCCACGGCCAGCGGTTCCTCGTACACCATCTACGGCAACCGCGTGCTGCTGCCAGAGGATTGCGTTGCGGTGCGAACCATCCGAAACCCAGCGGCCCCACTGAAACTGGAGCCGTTCAACGACTGGATGGTGGACCTGAATGTCCCCGACATCCTCGGCAAGACGGGTACAACCCGCGGCTACATTCTCCTTGGTCGCACGGAGGAGGCGTACTACGACACCGGCACGGTTTCCATCAGCAGCGCAACCGTAACGGGAACCAGTACAAGTTTCAGTGCCGACATGGAGGGTCGCTGGTTCCGCGTGGTGGGCGACAAGTCGAGCGTTCGGATTCAGAAGGTTGTCAGCGCGACGGAGTTGACGCTGGAGAAGGACTACCCCGGAACGACCACCGCCGGCTCCAGTTACCAGATTGACGCGCCGGGCCGCATGATCGTCCAGACCTTCCCGGCCCCCACGTCACGCGAGTCCATGCCTCTGCGTTATCTGCGAGGCCATACCTATCTGGTGGGCGACAACGAACTCAGCGTCATCCCGCCCGAGTACGAGTTCGTAGAGCTTGCGGGTGCCACGAAGCGTGCCCTCGCGGACGATGGGCAGGAGGACAAGGCCATTGCTGAGTACGCAGACTCCTACAACCGCGGCCTCGCGCAGATGGTCAAAGAGGCGATGGAGAGCGAGGAGAAAGACCTCGTGATGCAGGACGGGATGCGCGACACAGACAGGTATCCGTCCCCCATCTACGAGTACACGCAGACCCCGACCATTACGGTGAGCTAGAATGAGCAGGCCCGCGTCCATCTTCATTCCAGAGTTCGGCTCTCTGCGGAGCTATCCGGACCCCGCAGACATCCCGGACACGGATTTCACCGACGAGCGCAACACCGCGCGTGACAAGCTCGGCGTGTTACAGCGCCGGAAGGGGTGGACGCCCGTGCTTCGCACGGAGCACACGGTGTGCATCAACGGAATCTTCGATTACGTGGATTACGAGGGTCGGGTACATACGGTGGTGCAGACTTGCGACGGCACGCTCCAGCGCGCCCAGAAAGACCCGGGGGTGATGTGGACGACCTACACCTCGGACGCGGTACATGCCAGCGCGTGTTGCTACAACGAGGACAACGACGAAATCGCCATCGTCCACAGTACGACCGGCGGCGCGCTGTACCTGACCATTCGCTCCTCGGACGGGCTGACCGAGGTGTTGGCTGCCACGCAGATTGCGGCCAGCATTTACGTGGGAGTTGGCCAGCGCGATTTGGCGATTGACTGGGATGGCAGCAACTACGGCATCCTGTATAACCACGTCTCGGAAATCACGGCGTGCTTTGTTAGCGTATCGCGCGCGGGTGCCATCGTGGCAGGCCCAACCTCGCTGGGCGTGAACACGCGCTCCACAAACTTTGAGCTTCGGTGGAACGGAACGCACTTTGGTGCTTGCTATAATCAAGTGGGGGCGGGTAATCTCTCAGCATTTATACGGCTCAACACGAGCGGAGTGGGTGTGGGTGCGGAAATTACTTTTACTGGTTCTACTCACAACTACGGAATGGGTTGTGATACGGACGCAACTGGGTGGATGGTGGTGTACAGCGGAACCTCCACTCTCGCTTACGCGGAGTACGTTGGTTCGGATGGCGTGTCCGACGGGCGGGTTGCCTTGTCGCAATTGTCGGGCGGCGATATAGACTTCGCGAACTACTATTCGTGCAAGTGGAACGGCCAGCACTTCGGCTGCTCTTTTGGCGAGTATTTCATTCGCGTAGACCCGCTCGTGTATCTTGTGGGTGGACTGGAGGAGTCGGACCACGACATCGGAACGCTTGCGCGGCGGGGGGACGGGTGGGCAAGTCTCGTAGAGTCCAGCACGTACATCAGCGACTTGCGTGACGCGGAAGGCGCCATACTGGCAAACGGGAGCACGGGGCTGGCGCGCCTGACGGGGTATTGGACCGGGACGGTGGACGGCGGGGATGTGTGCGCTGTCGTTGGGGGCGGGCAACTTGGCATCTTCAAGGTGTAGGCAATGGGACTGACCTCGATTGAGACCGGCTTGACGAAGGGGCACCGGGGAAGCGGCGTCGCCATGAATGGTGCGCTGTTTTGGTCGAATGGCTACGACCGGCCCCGCAAGATAATCCGCACAACCGCGCACTACGCGGACATCGCGCCTCCTGGCGCTTGCTCCGCCGCGGAGGGTGCCGCGGGCAATCTTGCGGCCGGGACGTACACCTACTACGTTCGCTACCTTCTTGAGGACGGCGGCGAAACCGAGGACGGGGACGGCGTGGATGTTACAATTGCCGCCAGCAAGCAAGTGAACCTAACGAGCATTCCGGTCTCCTCGGAAACCGGAGTGATTGGGCGCATCATTACGCGCGTGGACCCCGGCGAGACCGCGCGCAACCAAGTCACAATCATCTATGACAACTCGACTACGACGGCCGCGGACAACACAGCAAGCCTGTCGGTTGAGAAGAGCACGAACCGCGGGCGGATGCCGGCGGTGCGCTACCTGTCGAAGCAGAACGGGTACATGTTCGGCGCGGGCGATGTTGTTCAGCATAACGGAATCGTGGCTGTCACGAACGGAAGCACCGCCGTCACGGGCAGTGGTACAGCTTGGACCGGCGCGGAACGCGGCAAACGGTTCCGCATCTCCGGTTCCAACCGGGAATACGTGGTGGCCTCTGTTGCCAGCGCCACCAGCCTGACGCTGGACCACAATTACGAAGGCACCACCGCCACCAAGCAGCGGTACATGATTACCGGTTATCCGAGCACCCTGTTTCACAGCGAGCAGAACGAACCTGACCACTGGACGCCGGGCAACGAGATTCTGGTGAACGCAGATGACGGTCAGCGCATCCTCGGGCACGGCCCGTGGGCCGGGAATGTGTTTATCGGTAAAGAGAACTCTCTTTGGATGCTCGCGGGCACGGACGAGGATTCATGGGCACTGCGTTTGGTTTCGGATGAAGTGGGTCTGGCAGCGCACGACAGTATTCGGGAAATTGAAATGCCCGGGGGCGGCGTTTGGATTGCCCACCTTGGCTGGGAGGGCATCTATCTGACTCCGCCCACGGGTCGCCCCCAGCTTGTCACGGCCGACATTCAGGATATCATCGACGCGGCCAACGTGCGCACGAACTACCGGAACGCTTCTGGCGTCGTCAAGCCGGACGAGCAGGTGTACCTCTGCACGATTCCCTACGGTAGCGCAACCAAACAAGACCTCATTATCGCCGTTTACTACGGCGAAGCCGAGAAAGTCTATGTTCGTACTTGGGAGCGAGACGCGCTGGCGATGTCCTCGGTACATAACGCCGAGGGCGCAATGGAGGTCTGGGTGAGCGACCAGAACGGTCGCCTAGACAGAATGTTCGACGGCTGGGCCGATGGCGCGGACCAAGGCACGGTCAGGGGTACCGCGACCTCCGCTACCAGCACCACGCTGACCGACACGGGCGCAACCTTCGACACGCAGGGCGATGGCCTCAAGAACCGCAAGGTTCATATTCTGAGCGGGACCGGGGAGGGGCAAAGTCGTGTTATTTCCAGCAACACGGCGACGGCGCTTACCGTCAGCACGGCATGGACTACGACCCCGGACACCACGAGCGTCTATGCCGTAGGCGCTATCGCCAGCTATGTGACGTTCAAGCGGTGGGAGCTTGGAGACCCGCGAGTCAACAAGCGGTGGCGCTCCGTGGTGCTGGACTTTGAGGCGCAAGACAACGCCGTAACGATGGACGTAGAACAGTATTTGGACGGAGACACGACCGCCGGGGCGACGGACGAAGTGACGGCAAGTGAGGCGTGGCAGCGCGTGCGGCTGAACTCTCGCGCCAGGGCACTGCGCCTGAAGCTGAAGAGTACAGACGTAAACAGGCCGTTCTCGCTGCGAAGTCTCGCGGTGGACGTAACTGGAGGCAGCGCGAAGTGAACCAGATTCCCGTTTATTCTGGTGGCGACCCTCCGGCCCAGGATGGCCGTGTGTGGTGTCGCTCCGACGACAGCCATAAAGTTTACACCTATGTTAAGGGTGTGAAAACAGAACTCGCCTCCGCGCAAGCGCCGTCGGCGCACGCAGCGAGCCACAAAGGCGGCGGTTCGGACGCTATCGACGTTGCCGGCGCCGTAAACGGCCTGATGTCGAGCGCCGACAAAACGAAGCTCGATGGAATCGAGGCGAGCGCCGACAAAACTGACGCAGCGAACGTAGCCGCTGCTGGTGCGGTTATGGAAAGCGGTGACGCGGCAATCAAGGGCTGGATTCATTTTGACGGCACGGGTGTTATCGCCATCCAAGATAGTTTTAACGTGACGAGCATCACGGACAACGGCGTTGGCAACTATACCGTGACATGGGATAAGGACTTTGCGAACACGAATTACGCGGTCGTTCCCGGATCAAACGCGGTTACGACTCCGCTTGTCGCTGTTGCCGTTGGCTCGTGCCAGATATTCACCTATTCGGCAGCCCACGTTGGCCTTGACGTGTCCTTGGTGTTCTGCGTCGCCATAGGAGACCAGTGATGAAGGTGCGCGTCGTCTACAAGCCTGACAGCACCGTCGCCGTCGTTCACCCGGCGCCGAAGTCGCGCAAGGAGTGGAAAACTGTTCTGAGGCGCGAGGTAGACGACCAGACCGGCGAAGTCACCCTCGTGCCGGTAGAGGTTTTGCTGCCAGAAAAGTTTCGCCGGCTGAACATGGCAGACCGGGTTGAGGCCGACGACGTGTGGCTCGCGCGTGTGCTCGGCAAGCCGCTAGAGCCTCGTTATGTTCGGGGCGGTGGCGGTGAGCTTGTGCAGGCGAACCCGCTGCACGGGCTGGAGTTTGACGACTTGGAGGATTCCGAGATTCCCCAGACGAAGCAGTACCGTGAAGCGTGGCGCGGGCAGAAGGGCGTGGGCGTGACGCTCGACGCGGCCAAGGTCGCGGAGATTGACGCGCGCGAGAAGTTGCCGACCTACGCGGAACTGGCCGAGCGGCTGAAGGCTCTCGAAGCAAAGGAGGTCCTCGTTGAGCCGAAGTAAGATGGCGCGGGGGGTTGTGGCGATCATGGTCGCGGAGATCGCTGGCGGTGCTGTGGGCCATGCGAAGACTGGTCGGCGGGTGAGGGAGAGGAACTTGTAATGGCAAACATTATCGCCGCCGCGTTCCCGTACCCGCCCACGGCCGTGACCGCCGAGGACAAGTGCGCGTGCGCGATCCGCACGCGGCACCGGCTGCGCCTCGCGCACAACGCGCACCCGCTCAAGCTCGCCGCGGAGTCCGCGCGCGCCGCGTTCGTCGCGGCGGTCGTCGCGGCGAACGGGGGGAAGCCCTACGTCGTGGGCGCGTACCTCGGCAAGCCCATCTACCTCGACGAGAGCAGCGCCGGGGCGCACTGGAAGAAGGTGCGGAAACTCGCGCCGGTCGAGTGCGCCGCCTACCGCGCGGCCGTGACCAAGTTCACGGCGTGGCGCGCGGCGGACTACGCGCCTCGCCGCAAGCGCGCCGAGGCCGAGAAGAACGCGCAGATCGTGGCCGCGGGGCTCGACGTGCCCGGTGACCTCCCGCTCGATTCGCCGGAGCGCGAAGCGAAGGAGACGGCGCGCGACGCGTTCAAGGCCGTCGCCAAAGAAGACACGCGCTGGGATTCCGTGGACCTGGAAGCCGTGGCGGAGGAGCCCTAGATGCCGACCGAAGTCCTCAACGTTGGCTACGTCCTCGACGACGCGGAGGGCCAGCTATCCCTCACCGCCGACCGCGTGACCTACACGGCCGCCGACGATAACCCTGCGAAGATGCTCTACGCCGACAAGGGCGCGGCGCACTTCGACGGCGACTTCACGCACGAGTTCGTGACCATCCTGACCTCGCAGACCGGCGATGCGCAGTTCGTCGTCTGGGGGCTGTCCAACGCGGTAGGATCTGCACAATGGCTGTTCAACAACCGCGCGACCGAACCGGCGCTCGGGCTCTATCGCTACAAGGACGGGCGCTTCACGCTCTACGAGCAGCCGGGGGACGGGAATTTCTACAGCACCAGCTGGACGGGCGCGGCGCTCAGCACGCTCTACTACGCTGAGGTCGAGCGGGACGAGGACGCCGGCGAGTTCGGCACGATCTACGCGCGCACCTACTCCGACGCCGACCACCTGAATGAGCTTGCCGAACTGTCCCTCCCGCTGCACGTCAAGACCGATTTCCAGTTCTTCTACGCGTACAATACATTCGGCGGCACGTGGTCGAACACGACCGGCTACAACGAGCTATACGATCTTGGCGAGGGCGCGGCGGCGCTCGCGCGCGCGAAGGTCGGGCGGTCGCTGGCCGCGGCGTCGCCGCTCGCGGGAAGGGGGCTCGTCTCGTGATCCCATTCCTGGGCGACTACGCCGAAGACGCGGCGCTCCACTTCGAGTGGGGCACGAACATCGGGGCGGGCGGCTCGGTCACGCGCGCGACGGACGGCGAGGTCCGGGTCTACAAGGACGACGGGGTCGCGCAGTCCACGGCCGGCGTCACCGACACCGAGGACTTCGACGGTCTGACCGGCCTGCACCAGTGCGCGATCGACCTCTCGGCCGACGCGTTCTACGCGACCGGGCACGACTACCACGTCGTGCTCGCCGGCGCCGTGATCGACGGGCAGACGGTCAACGCGCCGCTCGCCCACTTCTCGATCGAGAACCGGTGGTACCCCGCCTCAAGCACGACGCCGACCGGCACGGACATCACTGGCGTCGAGGCATTGGGCAACGGCGTGGTGGAAGGTTCGTTCGGCGCTGGCTCTGACGCTGACCGTTACCTCGTGTTCGCCAAGAAGGGCAGTGCGCCGACGCTGCTCACCGAGGACAGCGCGGAACACGTGCTCACAGTGCCCGGAGGCCAGACGAGCTTCCGGCTCACGTCAGGTGTACCTGCGGGCACATTCTTCGATGAGGGCGACTGGTACTTCATTGTCAAGGGTAAGAACGACGCCAGCGGGAACCTCGATACGAACACGACGGCGATGAGCACCTACGTTCTGCCGATTGGGGTGGGCGCGCAGAAGGTTACGGTCGAGGACGTTGATGCTTTTACCGGCAAGCTGACCGTTGCCGATCTCGAAAAGGTTTTCAACAGCGCGGCCAGAGTTCCTGTGGCTGGCGAGGCAGACGGCGAACCAATCGACATGGAGGCAAGCACTCCGGTCCCCGTCAAGGGGAAGGGCGGAACCACGGCCATCAACATCAAGAGCGACGAGGGGCTGAAGAAGGTGAAGTTGCAGCCCGTGGACGTGAACGCGCGGTTCTCACTTGAGAACGTGCTGGGCGCCCTAAATCGCATTGCCGAGGCGCTGGACAAGTTGGGAGGGCTGGGTACATGAGCGTCAAAAACGGCAGTGTCCCGATGTGGCTGACGCGCCTCTTGATTGTTGCCGCCTTTGGTTTGGCGTGGTTGGCATATACGCAGGCCGCCGCTGCCGACCGCAAGGCAACGGTCTACGCTGCGACGGAAGAGGTTCGCTATGAGGCGCTGTTGCGAGAAATAGAACAGGTGAGACGAGACGTAGCGTGGCTTCGTCGGCGTGCCGAAGCGAAGGAGGAGCAATAATGGCGGCAAGGTTTGGCGGAATCTTTCGGGGTTCTACGGCAATGTGGAACCGTTTGCTGCGGATGGGGCAGGAGGGTACTCTGTCTCCGGGGAACCGTATGTACTCGCAGGTGATGCGCGCCATTGGCCGCGATCCATCGACCGGGCAGGTGTCCGGGTCGGCCGCTGGCTTTTCTGGTGGACCGGGCGGGGCGCTCTATGGTCGCGCGGTCGAGACGGGTATGGGGCTGCTGGACGCTCCCGAGTCGATTGACGATGAGGCGCAGCAGCAGCTTATCTCTGAAGCGCAGAACGCCATCAACCAGCAGTTCAACGAGCGCGCCCGACAGCTAGAGCGGTCCTTCTCTCGCCGCGGCCTTTCCGGGGGCGCCCTGATACGAGCGCGGCAAGACCTTGCGCGCGAGCGTTCTGCGGCCTTGGCCCGCGCCCCGCAGGAAGTGATTCGTGAGCGCGCCCTGCGGCGTGGTGCCGATGTTCGCAGTGCGCTGGGTGCCGTCGTGCCTTTGCTGGGGCATCAGGCCCGGATGCAGGCGCTCTCGCAGTCGCGGCCGCAGGCACCGTCTAGGACCATCGGCGTGTCGAGTCCGGGTGGCGGCCGAACGTGGGGCTTTGGACCCGCTGGCGGCCTGAGTTCTGCCTTCCAGCGCTCGTTCCTCGGAGGTCTCCAGTCTCCAGTGGCGGGAGGCTTGCAGCCGCGGTTCGCGCAACCGGCAGCCCAGCCGCAGCCCCGTAGGCAACTTGGTTTTTCGTTCTCGCCGGGCCTTTCTCCGTTCGGCGCGTTCTAGAGGAGGCTGTCGATGCCTGACATAATTGGCCCCGGTTTTGGTTATCAGCCGCTTGGGGGCGAGGCACCGGACCCGCGCGAGGCCATGCGTCGTGGGGCTGCCGTGCGAGCGCAGCAACAACAGCAACTAGCCAAGCTCCCGGACGAGCAGCTTCTAACGCTGGACCCGACGTGGGTGCACCAGAACCTAGACCCCGCGACTCGGACACGCTTCGAGTACCTGAAGCAGCAGCGCGTCTCGTATCAGCGTGACCTCAATGAATTACGGCAGATGCGTGAGCAGCCCGAGCGGTACTCCGAGGAGGACATCTCGCGCGTGACGCGGCTCTTTGCTACGCGGTACGCGGACATGCCGGGCGCGGCAGAAGCGGTGGCGGCTGGAGAAGAGCTTGGCCTGGGCGTGAAACGCGAGATGACACTGGAAGAGCGCAAGCACGAGCTAGAGCTAGAGAAGCTGCGGCAGGCCGGCCGTGTGGGTCTTGAGAGAGAGAGGATTGGTGGCCGCGTTGAGCTTGCGGAGGTGAAGGGCAATATCCGGGCGCAGGCTTCGGCGCTCGACAGGACGCATGACGCGGACCAAGCGAAGCTGGAGGCTGGGTTGCGGGACTTGCTGGCAGCCAAGGCCGACGCCCGCATTCCCGCCCGCGACAAGTATCTTGCTGAGAAGCGTGAGGTCGAGGCTGGGCGCGGCCGAGAACACGACCAGTGGATGTCGCAGTTTGACGCCGAGAACGACCGCATCATGCAGCTTCGCGGGCACGAGTTCAGGGTGGCGCGCATGGAGGTGTCTGCCGCCATCGACCAAGCCGCCGCCGTTGCGGAGCGGGATTTTCAGCGCGACATGGTTCTCCTTGAGCAGGAGTGGAAGGCGGGGGAGGCCGAACGCGAACGCACATTCAAGGAACACGTAGCACGACTGAAGCTGGAGTCAAAGGAGAAGATTGCTTCCGAGCGCCTGAAGTTCGAGCGTGAGGGTCTAGCGGAACGCAAGGCTCAGGCGGCATTGCGCGCGCACCAAAAGGTCATGGCAATCAATCTCAAGAAACTGGAGATTGAGCGTCGTTACGATCCCCGGCGCTTCGCGGCCAAGCGCGCAAGCATGGAGAACGCTGTCGTCAACAAAACGCTCAGCGCGTTCAAGCACCCGCAGCTTGGTATGGACTGGCGAGCCGTGGAAAGCTACGCACAGGGCTTGGGAATGCCTCCGATGGAAGGGTACGAGCCTCCCCGCAGCAAGACGGGTAGGCTGCGCGGCCCCGGTCCTCACACCATGAGTCTGTATCAAGCGCAGGCGCAGTCGTTCCAGTCGGCTGCCGCGCTGCCGTTGGGGTTCACGGAGGACGAGTAATGCCTGAGCCGGTTGTCTCCCAGCCGGAACCGCTGGAGGTCTCTCCGCTTCCTCCGTTCGTGGGACCTCCGGTAGACTTTGGCGCGACGGTACAGGCCGAGCGCGAGGCCACCGAGGTCGTGCGGCCCGCGCGTCGCTTCAGGCTGAGTCCGCGCGAGGTGGGTGCCTCTCTCCGACAAGCCCTGCGTGGCGGTGCCGAGATTGCCGGCGCGGTCGCTGGAGTCGCAGAGCGCATCGCGCTGCCACTGGAGCTTAGAGCGCCGCCGGAAACGGTTCGCACCCAGACGTGGCTGGAGCTTCAGCCCGACATGTACCGCCAGCTTTCGGATGTTATCAACGTCCCCAGCGAGTTCATCAAGGCAATCAACCGCCTCAAGATTCCTCCGACTCGCGCGACGCCCCACGCGGGGCCGACGATTCGGGATGTTCTGGAGTGGCGCAAGTGGGCGCTGAAATTTCAGAAGCGCGGAGGCGCACTGCAAGACGTGCTCCGCGAGGCCACGGACCCGGCGGGCGGCGTGGGGTTGCTGCGCGCGCTGGGGGCACCCGCAGAAGCTCTCGGTGCCAGCGCCGTTGAGGCCGCCCAGATTCTTACGGAGGAGGCCGAAGCCGAGGTGGGGCTGCACGGGGAGCCTATCGTTCAAGACCCGCTGCTTCGCATCCTGGGAGCCGGCGCCCGCCAGTTCAAAGAGGCCGGAGGTATGCCCGGCGGTCCCGACGCCCTGACGCCGGAAGAGGTGGCCTTTGGCGCGGAGAAGATTCCGGAGGCCGCGGAGCGTCGTTTCGGCAAGGCTGTTTCGCGAGACCCTTGGGTGCAGGCAGCCGGTCTCGCGGAAGAGATTCTGCCGCCGTTGATCGTGGAGGCTTTCCCGGCGGCGATGGCCCGCGCCGCAGCCACCAAGGCGCGGGACGCTGCGGTAAAAATCACCGACAACATGTTCAAGACGATGCTGAACGCCGGCGTTGGGGCTGACGACGCAGCAAGGGCTATCGTGCGGGACGCTGCGCGGCGTGGTTCCGACCGCTTCGCGGACATCGCCGCGGCAGCATATCGCGCCGCACACAAAACCACACATACGGCCTCCGTCACACTGGACGACGCGCCCGCCTTAGGGCTGTCCTTGCGCAAGGCTGTGAACACGACGCCGGAGGTTGCTGACTTCGCTAGGCGCACGGACGAGTTAGTGCCGTGGAAACCCTTCCTGCCAGAGACAGCGACCGACGAGCAGCTTGAGGCGGCCGCGCGGCTGCAAGCCTATCTTAGCGAGAAAATCGCACGCGCCAACAGTATCCGTGTCGGCAGGGGTGACGCGCCACTGACGATGGGTGACGCCCAGAAGCTTGCCATCAAGCAACAGGGTATTACCGGCAAAACCATCATGCAAATGAACGCGCTTGAAACCAAGAACTTCGCAGACGACGTTCTCTCCAGCGTGGACCGCGCCGGCATCGTAAAGGCTGCGCGTTCCCCGGAGTACGTGTTTAAGGGCACGGGCATTTGGAGGCGTGTGGACGAGGCCCAGAACGCCATTAACCGCGACCTTGAGAACTATATCGGCAGGACGCAGAACCGTGTCGCGGCCGTTCGCAAGTCATTGGAATCCGAGGCAAAGCGTCGGGGCTGGAGTGTCAAAGATACGTACATCCGGTTCCTGAAAATGCGCGCAGGCGAGGACACCCCCAAGACGCTTAGCGAACAGAAAATCCTCGGGCGCCTTGAGTCGCTGTGGGACGATATGGCGGCGCGGCGGGCAGAAGCCGGCCTCGAAACAATCAAGGACAACTATTTTACGAAGCTGTTCATAGACAAGCCCACGGCGTACCGGGGCACTCGGACACGAGTGGAGGGGGAGGCTCAGGAAACCGTAGAGCAGTTCTTGGCGCGCGGCGGCGACCCGGACATTCCGCGCGCACTCGAAGCCAACATCAAGGAAACTGTTCGGCTTCAGCACTCCATCCCAGCAAAGGCAGCTATGATGCAGGAGGCCCAGCACCTCCCCGCCAACCTGAAGAGCGCAGCCGAGGACTTGGCAAACGTAATGTTGGGAAGGCGCTTCCGCGGGATGGGCAACGAATTCGCGCGCAAGCTGGCCCGCTTCTTTCATTTCCAGAAGCTCTCTTTCAGCCCCGCGAAGCCCGCCCGAAACTTCCTTGTGCAGGGTCTCGGTCACAACTTTGCTGAGTTTGGCGCAGACAACCTAGCGCACGGCCTCAAAACGTTCCGGACCAAGGATGGGGAGCTACTGCGACGAGCGGCTACGCGCACCCACGGACTGAGGGAACTCGCTGGCACAGAGCAGGCACTTGGTGAGCTTGCGGGAAAGAGCTTCGGGTCTGCTGACGAGTACGCAAGCCATCTCCTCGATAGGATCAGCGAGGTGGGGCTGAAGTGGTATCGGACCAGCGAGGTCCAGTGGAACAAGACGATTGGCTTCCACGCTGGGTTTCGCAGGGAACTCAAGGAGCTTGCGTCTGCCGGAGACGAGGGCGCCAAGGCGCTTCTAAAGGGAGACCGCTGGAAGGAGTTGTCGCGCGCCGTTCTCTCGGGCCAGGAGGCCAACCTGAAGTCGTTCATCGACTCGGGGGAGTGGTCTGCGTGGCAGCGAGCCATCCCGAAGGCGCAGGAGGCCGTGCGTCGCGTTCACTTTATGTATGGTATGAGCGACCGCCCGGCGTTTCTACGCAGCCCGTTCTTCCGCGCGTTCGGTGTCTTTGCAACGTGGCCGGTCAAGCGCGCCGAGATGGTTGCGGATTGGGGCGAGGATGTCTACAAAGCGTACCGTCTGCTACAGCAAGGCAAGGAAGGCGCGTCGCGCCTGTTGCTACGCAGGGCCATGAAGCCGTTGCGTTATCTTGTGGGCGGCAAGGGGCTGACGGTCGCTGGGGGCGTTGCGGGGTGGAACCTGCGGCACTCCATGTTCCCCGACTTTGTACGAGGGAACTTTGATCCAGAATCCTTGACTACCATCTCTGCCGGGCTGCTGTTCGATGTGATGAAGTATTGGACGGCGACCGCCGAAGGCAAGCCCGAGACGGCTGAGCGCATGAAGCAGAAGGTGATTCGAGCCTTGAGACACGAGGGCATCGCGCGTCTTGTCGAGGGTGCGCAGGCTATGGCGAGAGGCGAAACACGCTACCCCTCGCGCAGCAAGATCAAGTCGTTTTTTGGCATCCAGGAGGGCGCCAAGAAAGATGACATGGGGGCAGTTGAGGCCCTGATGCACATGCTAGGTGCGCCGACCGAGCGTAGCTTCCGCGAGCGGGAGTCCATTCAAGAGGTGGGCGCGGAGAAGGAACAGCGCAAGGCGCGTCTTGTTCCCTACGAGGAGCGTATGCTCTCGCTGCTTCGGGACGGGGACCGCCAGGGTGCGCTTGAGGTGGCAACAGAAGCCGCTGAACTGTGGCAGGATACTGAGGGAGCGCAGGGATACCCGTTCACGTCCTCCACGATCCGCGCCGTTTTCCAGAAGGCAACCCGCACACGCCGGGAGCGCGCGGAACGTACAAGGCCCAGGCCCGGTTCGCGGGAAGAGGCGGAGGCAAGACTGGAAAGGGAAGTGGGAATCCGAGAAAGGGAGGAGGAGTCATGGTGAGGTGGCTGTGGGTGTTGGTGCTGGTGTTCTGCGCTGGATGCAGTTGGCAGTACACGCCAGAGCAGCAGGTGGAAGTGGACAAGTGGCGTGCGGAGGCGAAAACGGCAGCCGCCGAGCTTGCGGAAGCCAAGGAACTCATGGAGGCGAAGTGGGCCGAGGTCAAGAAGTGGGAGGCGCGGCTTGCTGACGGCAAGTGGCGCGATCTTTCTCTTGCCGAGATTCAGGAGGGGGTTGCTTTCGCGCGCCAGTCATACAACGAGGCCGTGGTGAAGGTCGCGCAGCTTGAGGGCCGCTACAAAAGCGCAGCCGAGAGTTTCAAGGCGGCGAAGGAGGCTGGAGTCCCGACGTGGCGGCTTGTTCTGGAGGGTGTTGCCGTCGTGCTTCTGGGGCTGTTCGGCGGCAAGCGAAACCTGCCCGCGCTCATCGGCGCTGGCGCCGACAAGGTAGCGAAGAAGCTGAACGGAGGCTAGTAGACACGGCGCCACGAACCGCCGTAGCGCTTCCATTTACCATCCTTTGAGACGCCGCGCTTCCACTCTTCTCGGGTGAAGGCGCGGCGTTTTCCAAAGGCCCTTTCGATTCCCTCGGCTTCCTTGGCGTCCCAGCCGCGGTGCCCCCGGATAGCCTTGTCTCTCTTGTCGCGTCGCGGCAGCGGGTGCTCGCCACCTCCGTCGTAACCGTCGTCCCACTTTACCTTGTTGAGTATCTTTTGCTGCCGGTCTATGCGCATCTTCTCGGGAAGCTCAGGCATCTACGGCTCCTCCTCTCCGTTTACAACGGCTGCCTCGTATGTCGCTTTGGGTTGGTCGGCAAGCAACTTAAGAACCTTGCATCGCGCCACGTCTGAAATGAACACGTTTCTGATTTCGATACCAAAGCCACGGAGGCCGGCTGCCAGCCCAGCTTTCAGGTCGGCGTCTATCTGGTCGGCGTCGGCCATGACCTCGGATAACTTGCGCTTCCACATTCCGCGCTTAACAGCCGCAAGCCCAAGGTCTCGCAGGGCCTCCTCCGGATCGTGCACCCTCGAAAGGGCCAGCAGGGGGTCACGTATCTTCCAGACCACGATTGCGCCAACAGCAAGCGGCTCCCCTTCCACCGTGATAACCTGACTTGGCAGGTTGGTGGTTTGCCGCACCACGGGGACAGTGAGCAGTTGCGTCCAGAACGGCCACCAGACAACGAGACATCCGGACCCCACGGCTCTCGGCTTGCCCCTCACGAACGCCACTCCGCCCTCATAGCTTGGGATGATTGTGAGGCGGGGGATCAGGCGTCCGAAGAAGCGAACAATATCCCCAACCCAACCAAGTGCGCCGTTCACATCAAACTCCCAATCTTAGGCCGGAGTCGTGGCGGTGGAAGCGGTGGAAGCGGCAACCGAGATGGGCTTCGCGGAGCCGCATCAGTTTGTCCGCTTCGGCCCGGTCCTTGCCTTCAAGCATACCTCCTCCTTACGCGGTCAGCGTCACACTGATGCTGTTTTGGCGGTGCGAACCGTCGCGCTCAAACGGGCGAATGTCGATGCGCGGCGTGCCGAGCGGCACGGGGCGGTAGCCGCGCTTCTCGCCGTAGCCTGCCGCGCCGTCATCGTAGGTCTTGAGGTAAGAGCCGGTGAACACGCCAAGCTGCGTCCGGTGAACCAAGGACAGGCAATTCCGGTCGGCGTCCGTGTAGACGTTGCTCTTGGCGTCCTGTTCGTGGAGGTGCCCGATGAGCACGAGGTCCGCGTAGGGATACATCTCCATGAACCGGACGAGCCGGTTCGTGCGACCGCCGGGACTCTGCGCTGCGCCCGCGCCGTGGTGCGCGAAGATGCGGTAAGTGCGGTTGGGACCGTTTTTGGCATTGGGTGTACGCTTCTTGAACGCGATGTCCAGCAGGCAGGAGTAGCCGAGGTCGCGGACACCAAGCTCCTCGACCATCCAGTGATGGAGCCGCTGTGAATGCTGAATCTCGTACTTGTCCTCGTGGTTCCCGTACAACATGCCGACGCACTTGTCCTTGATGGGCTTGAGCGCGTCCACCACGAGTGCCTTCATGTACTCGCCCCAATAGGCAAGCGACTGAAGCGGAATGCCCGGCGTTACCGTGTCCGCATCCCACCGCTTGTCGCTGGGACCGATGAAGTCCGCGTAGTCGCCCATGCCGAGCCAGAGCGCCAGCGGGTCCGCAGCTATCTCTGCCACGGTTTGCTTGAACAGTTTGTACGCACACCCCTTCGCGCCGAGATGGATGTCTCCCAGCGGATAGAGGTGGTACTGCGCCCCGCGCTGTTTCATGTGGATGATGTGCTTCCCGGCGGCTATCATTCCTTGCCCTCCAACATGGCGTCCAGTTTGTCAGCGTACCCACACAAGTCCACCAAGTTATCGTGCTTGTGGCCGTTGGCTTGGCGGGAGAGCTTGACGCACATCAAGAAGGTTACACCCTGCTCCGGCGTCATGTCGATGCCGGTCATCAGCTTGAACAGGGCGCAGGTGCGCGCGAAGTCCTCCCGGATGGGACCGTAGCTCTTGGCGCGATCCCCGTTGACAAGTTCGTGGGCCTCCAGTGCGGCGCTCATGTTTCCACCGCTTGCTTCAGGTCGTGTAGCGACGAGAACACTGGGATGCCAAGCGCGAGGGCGTTGTCGATTTCGGCTTTTGTGCCCCGGCTCTTCTCGTGTCCCGGCGTCAAAAGGACGGCGTGCGAAACTTCGAGCCACTGCATACTGCGCTCGTACACGCTCTCAATCGGTTCACCGAAGATCGGTAGACCCGCCGCTGCCGCTGCGATGTATCGCAGGCAATCCTCCCACGGCACGAACGGC